TTATCCCCCTTCCCCTTCACCGGGCTTTATATGTTGCGTTTCCAATTGTAAGGGGAATGCCAGCCTGTCTCCCCCACGGCTGGCAAGCAACGGTTCGATTCCGTTACGCAGCACAACCAACTACCTAGCTTTGCGTGGCTTTCTATTCTCTGAATCTCACACCGCTATTCCCGGCTCTCAATGTAATGTTTAGGTATGACATTGCAAAGAGCAGCGGTTAACCAATCAAGCCGGGTTTCTATGTTGCATTAGCTCAGTCAGGCTAGAGCATCCGGCTCATAACCGGACATACATTGGTTCAAATCCATTATGCAGCACCAAAATTGCAGCTGACCCGTTTACGTCTGTCCAACAACTGAATGTAAAGGCTGCAATGGTTTTCTTCGGGCGAAGAATAGCACGGCTGGAAGTGCGAACAGTTTCCCAGTAGCTTCTGACAGGTCTGTGCTCAACAGCCTGTTTCCAGAAATCCAACGAAAGGAGCACAGATGGTAGCAAAAGTACGATGCAAGCGTCCTCGAAAAGACGCAAACGGCAATCCGTGTGATTGTGGGCGTTATCTTGGCGAAGTGGAAGGCAAGTTCTCTCTTTTGTGCCCTCTTTGCCATTGGATTACAATTGGAGATTCTAACCTTCCAAAAGATACATGGGTCTCCGTACCAAAGTTTAAAAACTGAATAGCTTTTGAAGCGCAGTTGTAAGCGCAGTGAGATAGACCTTAACAGGTTTGTCTTGCTGCGCTTTTTATTTTGCCGGAAAGGAGGAACGCATGGCTGAGTATCAGATAGTTGTTGACGACTTTTTGAATAAGCCGCTGACCGGACGCAGACCGATTGAAACGCCGGAGACGGAAATCAATCGGGCAAACGTGCTGAAAGTGGTCATGGGCAAGGCGGAGCCTATTCATCTGCTGAATAAGAACGAGATCCGCTTTCTGCACAACTACTACTTGGGTAGCCAGCCTGTCCTCGAACGCACGAAGGAGTACCACGCCGAAATCACCAATCGCATTGTAGAGAACCACGCCAACGAGTGCGTGGGCTTCTACACAGGCTACATGAGCGGCACTCCCTGCTCTTATGTGCGGTCTGAAACGGCAACAGGTGACGGTGAGGAAATCGCCCGCCTGTCCAACGCTTTGCAGTATGAGGGCAAGGATGCTCTTGATCGGCGGCTCTGGCAGTGGATGTTGGAGTGCGGACAGGGATACCGCATTGTTCTTCCTGACAAGGGGTATAACGGCAACTACCCGGACGAAACGCCCCTGCTGGTGGATGTCCCCGACCCGGATATGGCGTATGTGATTTACAACTCCGGCATTGGCCACAAGCCTATCGCCAACGTGCTACACATCCCACGCAATTATCAGAATGACCTGAACGACCTGATTTGCGTGTATACGCCAAACCAGTATTTTGAAATCGACAACGGCAAGGTAACGAAGTCGGAGAATCACTCTCTCGGAATGCTGCCGATGGTCGAATATAAGCTGAACCCGGAGCGAATGGGTCTGTTTGAACCGGCAATCCCTGTGCTGGATGCCATCAACGACCTTGAAAGCAACCGTCTGGACGGTGTGGCACAGTTTATTCAGTCCATCATGGTGTTTACAAACTGCCTTGTTGACGAGGATGCGTTGAACAAGGTGAAGGAATTGGGCGCAATGTGCCTGAAATCCACCGCTGGCCTGCCCGCTTCTGTTTCTCAGATTGCAAACGAGCTTGACCAGCAGCAGAGCCAGACCCTGCTTGATTCCATGTTGAATGTGTACCGCAGTCTGACTGCCATGCCTAGTGCTACTGGCAGTGAGAACGCAACGTCCGACAATGTTGGCGCGGTCATCGTCCGCAACGGTTGGAATCACACCGAAGCAAGGGCGCAGCAGTACGAGAATATGTTCAAATTTGCTGAACGCCAAAGCCTGTCTGTAATGCTGAAAATCTTGCGTGATACGGCTGGTTCTAAGCTGATGGCAAGTGACATCAACATCAAACTGCCACGCCGTCAGTACGATAACCAGCAGAGCAAGGTTCAGATTTTCGCGCAGATGCTCAGTCAGAGCATTGATCCGCAGCTGGCGTTCACTACGCCCGGTCTGTTCCCTGACCCACAGGCTGCTTATGAAATGAGCAAGCCCTTCCTGATTGCCGCTGGCAAGTTGGGCGAGGACGGGAAAGCACCGAAGCCGCAGGAACAGCCTAAACAGGATGCTACCGACACAAATGTCGGGAACATGGCTGATAAACAACCAAACAATGCGGATGGAGAAAAAGATAATGCGTGATTTTTGGAAACAGTTGTTTTGCAAACATGACTATACGCTTTCTCGTTGGCATTGGACGCACGGCATCAACGGAAACGAACCACGCGAAATGGAGTGCGAATATATCTGCACGAAATGTGGAAAATTCAAATGGACGAACCCTGACCGAAATTCGGCGCGAGAAAAATCTATTTTGGATAGTGGCATTGAGCCGTACAAAAGAATTTATCCAAAGGAATAAAGAATCACCCCGAATTTTCGGGCTGATATATTCCGGCAGGGAAGCCGGGATACAAATTTCGCAGCGTTGCAGGGAAGCAACGGTAAAAAAACGCAGGAGGAAATTAACGATATGAAACTCAATGTGTTGCTTGGTGATGCCTACAAAGAGGGCATGACCGCCGATGAAATCATTTCTGCGCTTGAAAAGGTTGCAGACCCTAACGCAGAGGTGGAGAAGCTGCGTAACGCTGTGACGAAAGCCAACGGCGAAGCTGCCGAGTACAAGAAGCAGCTCAAGGCAAAGCGTACCGATGATGAAAATGCCGCGCAGGAACAGGCTGACAAGCTGGCAGAGATGCAGAAGCAGATTGAAGCCCTGACTGCCGACAAGGAGAACCTCGTCAAGGAAAAGACCCTTGCATCCTACCGTGAGAAGTTCGTTGCACAGGGTTATGACGCTGAACTTGCCAACAAGGCTGCGTCTGCGCTGGCTGACGGTGACATGGACAAGGTGTTTAAGTTCCAGTCGGAGTTTATGACCGCCCATGACACCGCATACAAGGCTTCTCTGCTGAAGGATATGCCCACACCTCCGGGTGCGGATGGCAAGGGCGGTTCTGACAGTGAGGGCGTGGCGTTTGCGAAGAGCCTTGCACAGCAGAACGCAAATACTTCTAAGGCATCGAGTGACGCAATGAGTGCTTTCCATTAACAAGGAGGAAAACATGAAGTTTACCCGAAACACGGTCAACGGAATCAACGATACCATCCTTGCTTCCAATGACTACACCGCCATCCCCTTTACCGTGACCGAAACTGCTGCGGTTAAGGCTGGCTATCCCATGACGCTGGCTGGTAAGAAAGCTGTTGCTGCTGGCGAGACTGGTTCTAAGACCATCAACGCTGACGGCATCCTGCTGTATGACGTTGACCCGGCAGAGAACCCCAATGCTTCCCTGCTGATTCGTGGCGTTATCGACACCAAGAAGGCGGCAGCAAGTTCCAGCTTCACCTTTGACGCTGACGCAATCAAGGCACTCAAGACCGCCGTTCCCGGCATCTTCTGCCGTGACAACATCAGCGTGAACGCTTAATAGGAGGTAAAACAACATGGCACTGAATCTTAAGGAAGTCTTTGCCCCGGCTGCGATTGCCGCCTATTGGACGAACGACCCCACCAATGCGATGCCCTTTGCATCTGACGCACTTTTCCCCGCTAAGAAGAAGGCCGGTCTCGACCTGAAGTGGCTGCGTGGCCACAAGGGCGTGGGCGTTTCTCTGATGCCAAGCGCATTTGACGCAAAGGCTACGTTCCGCACCCGTGAGGGCTTCAAGTTCGATGAGACCGAGATGCCGTTCTTCCGTGAGGGCTACCATCTGGGCGAGAAAGACCGTCAGGAAATCCTGCGTGTTCTGGACAGCAACGACCCCTATGCTCGTGACGTGATGAACCGTCTGTACGATGACACAGCACAGCTTATCACTGGCGCTCGCATCGTCCCTGAGCGCATGATCTGGCAGCTGCTGGCTCCCGCCAATGGCGTTCCCAGCATTACCATCAAGGCAAACGGCGTGAACTACACCTACAACTACGACCCGGACGGCGGCTGGAAGTCCACCAACTTTAAGGATATCAGTGGTGTTGCCAAGTCTAAGTGGTCTGCTACCACCGCCACCCCCATTGCCGATCTGAATGCCGCAAAGGACGCTGTTCTGGCAAGCGTTGGCGAGGTCGTGACTGAGGTGTACATGAACACCGCCACCTTCCGCAACATGATTGCTGCGGACGAGGTGAAGAATCGGTTTATGACGGTCACCGCAAAGGCAAACGCCGTTCTGCTGGACGCTGAAGCACGGCAGATTATCGAATCTGCAACCGGCCTGACCATCCATCTGTACGACAAGATGTTCAAGGCAGACCAGTACAGCGCAAGCGAGAAGTATCTGCCCGATGGCATGGTGGTGGTTGCTCCTTCCGGCGCTCTGGGCAGCACTTGGTACGGCACTACTCCTGAAGAAGCCGATCTGCTGTCTGGTCAGTCCGGCGCATCCGTGTCCATCGTGAACACTGGCGTTGCCATTACCACCGAGCTGACCGTTCACCCGGTCAACGCCAACGTCTATGCTTCTGAAATCGTCCTGCCGTCCTTTGAGCGCATGGACGCTGTGTACTGCATCAAGGCTTATTAAGGCGAAAGGAGAAAAGCAGCATGGGAAATCAGTATTCTGAAGCGGCAGTCAAGCTGGGGCAGTACATTGCCCCCGCACTTGACCGTGCAATCACGGACGAGGACTACCCACTCTTTGACCTGCTGCTTGATTTCGCCAAAGACAAGATATTTGCGCAGGGCTACCCCTTCGGCAACAGACCGGACGAGTTGCCCTCGCAGTATCAGTCGTTGCAGATACGCATTGCAGCGGAACTGTATAACCACATCGGCGCAAACGGACAGACGAGCTATACCAACAACGGCATTACTCGTGTGTGGGAAAGTTCCGATGTGGCACAGTCCCTGTTAAATGAAGTGGTTCCGAGAGTAGGTGTTATCGGCTGATGTTCAATGGAAGCCCGCTGGACAAGCGCCCGCTGTGGTACTCGAACCCTGTTGGCGAGAAAACGCCTGTCGTGGACGAGTGGGGCAATGAAACCGGCGAAACATCGCAGACGTGGAGCGACCCCGCAAAGCTGATGCTGAACGTCAGCCCGCCTACTGGTTCTGCGGAAGCAAGCCCTTTTGGCGCGTTCACGGATTACAGCTACGTTGTCAGTACACCAAGAAAGAAACGGAGAAATTGGTTTCTTATTGGATATTCAAAGCTGGCGTCAAGGGACATTTTAGGCTCTTCCAGCAAGCTTAACAATAACTCACTTTGCGAGGGTAGCCATGTCTGGTTCGGTGTAAAACCGGATATGCCTTACAACTACATCGTAGTCAAGGTCGCAGAGCATATCACGGACACGCTGTATGCGCTGAAAGAGGTGGTTGCAAGTGAAAATTAAAGTGAGGTTGAGCGATGCCGGACTTCGTGATGCGGAACGTCAGATACAGGAGTACAAGACCGCCCTGAACAAAAAGGTGCAGGAGTTTGCAAAGGCGTTGGCTGACAAAGGGCTTGATGTGGCGAAAATTCGTTTTGCCAATGCAGAATATGCCGGTAACAACGATGTTTCTTGCCGTGTTGAGCAGAACGGAAACACCTGCACCATCATTGCAGAGGGCAAATCGGTTGCTTTTATCGAGTTTGGTACTGGCGTTATGCACTCTGCTTATGGTGGCGAACTTCCTAATGGCGTTGGTGAACACGGCACATACGGCAAGGAAAACGGCAAGCATAAGCGCTGGTACTACTACGGAGAATCCGGCAATGCTGGTACGCCTGTCAAGGAAGTAGACGGCAAAGGCCAGTTGAATTACACCAGCGGTAACGATGCAGCTATGGCTATGTGGGGAGCTGTTGAGGAAATGGCTTCTCAGGTCGAAGCAACGTGGAGGGAGGTTTGGAATAGTTGATTGATTATTTCAATTCTATCTACACGGCTGTTGCTAAGGAGCTGCGAAAGCAAGTTCCCGGCATCTTTATCACTGGTGAAATCAATGACAGCAATTCCAAGAAGTTCCCGTGTGTGCAGATAGAGGAAAACAGCAATCTGCCTGTGCACATTGATTCTGCTGGTCACAGCAAGTACGCTGCCGTTTCCTTGCGTGTGCGGGTCTACTCCAATAAGAATACCGGACGCATTGCGGAAGCACGCTCCATTGTTGGAATCGTGGATTCTGTTCTTGAACCGCTTAAATTTTATCGCAAATCGTTTGCCCCGTTGAATGGGCTGTACAACAATTCCGTCTATCGGATTGATTGCAGCTACGGGGCAACAATCGGAGAGGACGGAATGATTTACCGAAACTAAGGAGGTAAACATTCTATGAGTACTGCTATCTCCGGTCTGAACACTACCCTTTACTGTGGCGACAGCGCAACCGCTCTGACGAAGCTGTGCGACATCAAGGATGTGCCCGACCTGATCTCCGACCCGAACCTTCTGGATGCAACCACCCTGTCTGATGGTATGCAGAAGCAGATTTTTGGCATCGTTCAGGCTGACACCAAAGCCTTTACCGCCAACTACAACAAGACCGACTACGCCGCCGTCAAGGCTGCTGGTTATGACGATACCTCTGAGAGCAACGTGGACAAATACTACGCTCTGAAGATGCAGGACGGTTCCGGCTTTACTTGGCAGGGTATGCATCAGGTCGGTCTGTCCGGCTTTGGCGTAGACGAGGTCGTGGAAATGACCATCAATTGCATCTTCCACTCTACCCCGAAGTTCAGCGAGAGCCTGACTGTTAATGGCGGCTAAACCGCAAAAATCGAATCAATCAAACTGGGCAGAACTGAACAACGGATTTGGTTCTGCCCCTATTTATAAAGGAGAGCATTTATTATGGCTGCTAAGGTTATCAACTTTCATTCCCCCGATGGCAAGAACACTTACGAGTTGACTTTTACCCGCGAGAGCGCCGAAGCCACTGAACGCAACGGCTTCCAGATTTACGAGTTTTCTAACGGCATCAACCCCATCAAGAACACTTCCGCTCTGTTCTATGGCGCGTTCATTGCCCGCAACAAGGGCATCAACCGAAAGACGGTCGATGATATGCTTGTGCACACCGAGAACAAGGAAGGTCTGATTTCTGCCCTGATGGAGATGTACGCGAATTCTATCAAGGCTCTGATTGCCACCGATGAAGAGGACAAGACCGCAAAAAACGCAACGTGGGAGATTGTGTAACCTCACAGTCTCAGAAAACGGACAGCGATACAGAGCCATTCTCTGTGTCTAATCTGTTCCACGATGTAGAAGCCTATTACATTTCCATTGGCATGACCTACGACCAGTTCTGGCGTGATGATGTCTGGCTGGCAAAGGTCTACCGGGACGCGGAAGAACTACGCGCCCGCAGAGCCAATGTTGAAGCGTGGAGAAATGGTTTCTACACGGCATCTGTGCTTTCCTCTACGGTTGGCAATATGTTCCGCAAGAAAGGGTCTAGCCCCATCAAGTACATGGATAGACCGATTCCTCTTACCCAGAAAGAGCAGGACGAGTACGAATACCAACGCGCACTGGAAGCGCAGGAACGCATCAAGAGGGCGATGTTCTCTATGATGAATCAGAAGGACGGTGGTAGCAATGGCTGATGTTGATATTACAAGCTTATCCGTAGAAATCTCTGCGGAATCGCAGGGTGCAGAGCTTAACATTGACAAGCTTGCTACTGCCATTTCTAATTTGCGGACAAAGGGCAGTGTTGGCAAGGTTTGTTCCAGCCTTGATAAGCTGTCTAGTTCCATTTCCGCGCTGAAACAAGCGTCTGCCGGTATTTCCGGTCTGGATAAGGTCACAAACTTCCTGAATGGCATCTCTTCTGTCAACACGACCGCTGGCGTGAAGGGCGTTAACTCTGTTGTAAATGCCATCAAGAAGATTCCAAACGCGGTATCTGCTCTGAACGGCGTGGACTTCTACTCCATGTCTGGCAGCATCACGCAGTTGACGAATGCTCTTGCACCCCTGTCCATTTTAGACATTTCCGGCTTGAAATCGCTTGGCAGCGCGTTCAAAGCGATTGGTACTGTTCCCGACCTGACCGACAAGCTAAAAGCGGCAGACCTTGATTCTTTCGCGGATTCTTGCCAGAAGATATCCGCTGCGCTTACTCCCCTTGCTTCTCAGCTTGACAAAGTAGGCAACGCCTTTGCGAAGCTGCCCCCACAGTTGAGCAAGGTCGTGACTCAGGCTAACCGCGTGACTGCTGCTAACGAACGGCAGAAAAAAAGCTACATGAGCCTTTCCAATCAGCTGAACGGCTTTATGCGGAACATGGCAAAGCTGGTCTCGCTAAAAGCTATCGCAACCTATCTTGGCAACGCAGCAGAAAAATTCAACAGCTATTATGAGGCTGCAAACCTGTTCGGCGTGTCCATGAAGGGGATGACTGGCGAAGCAAGCGCGTTCATCAACAAGATGGAGACCCTGCTTGGCATTGACCCAACCGAAGCCATGAACAACATGGCGACGATTCAGGGTCTGACCACCTCGTTTGGTATGGCAAGCGACAAGGCTTATGTGCTGTCGAAAAACCTGACGCAGCTTGGCTACGACCTCGCTTCTTTGAAGAATATCCCTGTTGCAGAATCCTTTACGAAGATTCAGGCGGCTATTTCCGGCGAACTTGAACCGATTCGCCGTCTGGGTGTCGATATTTCTAACGCACGGTTGCAACAGGAACTGCTTAATCTTGGCTATTCGCAGAGCGTTTCTACCCTGTCTCAGGCTGATAAGGCTGTTTTGCGGTATATTGCCATCATGAAGCAGACCACCGATGCACAGGGAGACTTCGCCCGCACTCTGTCCAGCCCTGCCAATATGATTCGTATCTTGCAGGCACAGCTGAACAGTCTGGCTCGCGCCGTTGGTTCTTTGCTCTACCCCGCCTTGAAATCCATCCTCCCGCCACTGATCGCAGCCGTTGAACTAGTCAAAGAGCTTGTGACCGGTATCGCATCGTTAATGGGCGTGAAGGTGGAGTTCCCCGATTTTAGTAGTGCAAGCGATGCTGTTGGCGGCGTCACGGATGCGATGGATAACACCACCAAAGCAACTGGCAAGGCCGCAAAGGCGTTTAAAAACTACATCATGGGCTTTGATGAACTGAACGTCATTCAGAAGGACAATGGTTCTTCCGGTGGCTCTGGCTCTGGTTCTGGCGCTGCTGGAAACATCTTAGGCGATGTAGACTTGTCCGGCTACGATATGTTCAAGCAGTACAACGAAGAGTTTGCAAAGCAGATTGACGGCATCAAAGAAAAAATCAGAGGGATGCTTCCGATTATTGGCGCTGTCACCGCTGCGCTTGCTCTATGGAAGCTGACTACCTTTATTGCAGACCTTGTTGACGCAATCAAAAAAATCAGCATTCTGAAAGGCATGGTCGCCGGTGGCATTCTGATAGGCCTTGGATTCTTCCTGATGTTCGATGGTATCAAGAAAGCTATTGAGGACAAGCTGAATGCTATCAACTTTGCAGAGATTCTAGTTGGCGCTATTACGTTTGTTGGCGGTGCATCACTGCTCGGTGCGAAGATAGCAGAGTTTATCATGACCTCTTTTGCAGACAGTTCGGTTGCTCAAGCAATCGCTGCGGCTGGTGGCAAGATGGGCGGCGCGTTAATTGGCGCAGCTGTCGCTGGCGTAGTAGCCGGTGTTGCAATGTTTGTGACTGGCATTTATGACGCTTTAACAAACGGCTTGAACATCCTGAACGGCTTGCTGATTCCTACTGGCTCTACAATGGCCGGTGCTGCCGTTGGCGCTATTATCGGCTCTCTTGGAGGTCCGATCGGCACGGCTGCCGGTGCGCTGATTGGCTTGCTTATCGGTGCGTTGACTGATGTTGGAATCGCTGTTTATCAAAACTGGGACAAAATCAAATCAACTGTTGTGAAAAAATGGGGTGATTTGAAAAGTTGGTGGGCTGGAACCGTTATCCCGGCAATCGAAAGCATCCCAGCTAAAATCGGCAACATTGTCGATTCCGTTGTCAGCTGGTTTTCTGAGCTTCCGGGGAAAATCGGGCACGCTCTTGGCTATGCAGTAGGAACGCTGATTCGGTGGGCAAAAGACCTTTATGACACTGTTACGAGAGAAGTCCCGAAGGTTATCTCTAATGCAATCAGCTTCTTTATGGAAGTTCCCGGAAAAATTTCGTCTGCCATTTACGGTGCATATCAATCTGTTTCTGATTGGGCAAACGGAATGATTCAGAAAGCAAGCGAAGTTATCCCAGAAGTCATAGATAGCTTTGTGGGCTTTTTTGAAAGCATCCCAGAACGGCTTAAAGCGCTTGGTAAGGACATAGTAGATGGCCTTTACAACGGCGTGAAAGATGCTATGCACCTTGTTGCGGACAAAGCCGGTGAATTGGCAGATGGTTTTGTTAAGGGTTTCAAGGACGCTCTTGGCATCCATTCTCCTTCTAAAGTATTCTACGCCATTGGCGAATTTATCGACAAAGGTCTGGCCAACGGTATCTCCGCTGCCAAAGACCTTGCGGTGAACGCCATCCAGTCCGTGTCTGATGCGGTAAAGGCCATCGGTTCTCAGCTGGCAGACGACAACTACGGTCTGCGCGATGGTTCTATCAGCCTTTCCGTTGACGCAAGCGGTAAATCCATGATGGAAACCGCAAACGCGCTGAAACGTTCTGTGCGCACCACTAACGACAGCTTTGGTGGTTGGTTCAAGAAGATGAAAACCGACTTGAGCGACTTCACAGAGGGCATCAACGCTGTTACTAAGGCGGGCAAGGATATCTCCAACGGCTTCAAATCTTCTATTGACGCGCTTACCGCTGCATCGAAGTCCATCCTGAACACGCACGATGGTTTTGTGAGCGCGGTCTCCGACATCCGGTCTTTTGTGAAAAAGAGCGTTGCAGAGATTGAAAACGAGTACCAGTACAACGGCTTCTTTGGCGCTGCTGGTCTTGCCATTCAAAAGGCGTTTGAGGGCGTTTACCTTGTTTTTGACAAGGTTTCTACTGCCATCAAGAATGTGTCCGACACCATTGACAGTGTGAAGAACGTCATTACCACCTTCAATAACCTGAAAACCAAAGTTGGCGAGGTCATAGACCAAGTTCCCGCTTTGAAACAGGCGTATGGTGGGCTGAAATCCTTCTTCAGCGATTTGTTTGACAAAGACAAAGGCATTGGGAAATTTTTCTCTGACAGTTGGGATTCTATTCTGAAAAGCACAAAGAGGTTCTTGAACCAGCTTGGAATTGACTTTTCTGACGCTTGGGAATCTCTCGGTATCAAAAAAGGCGTAAAGACCCTTACGGACTTTATCTTTAAAGCTTTCGACACAAATTGGGGAGACATCCTTAAATCTGGTCTGAATTTTCTTAAACAGTTTGGCTCCAACTTAGGTATCGGCTCTGGTGGCAGTTCTGGTTCTGGTAGTGGTTCTAGCTCGGGTGGGGATGCTTTGAAGTGGGGTAAGACCTTGCTCAACGGAGGAATGGCAATATTCAAAGCGGTCACCGGTGACATTCCGGGTGCGATTCTTTCCGCTCTTGGTGCCGTTGGCAACTTTGCTGGTGATATTTTTGGATGGGTCGGAGATGCTTTCGGCGGTGTCGTTGACTGGGTTGGCAATGCCATAGGCGGCGTAGTTGATTTTTTTAAAGGCATTTTCGGCTTTGCAAGTGGCGGTTTCCCCGATGCCGGGCAGCTGTTCATCGCCCGAGAAGCCGGTGCAGAGATGGTCGGCTCTTTGGGCGGGCACACAGCAGTTGCCAACAATGACCAAATCGTTGAGGGCATCCGCGAAGGTGTTGAAGCTGCAATGGAGCGTCAGAACCAGCTTCTGCGCCGTCAGAACGAGCTGTTACAGGCTCTGCTTGAGAAGGAAGGGAGCGCAGAAGTCAACGTTTCCAGCTTCTATCAGGCAGTGAACAGAACGAATCAGCGCAACGGCAAAACAATTATCCCGGTAGGTACTTAAAGGAGGGGCATTTATGGAACTTGACCAGTACAATCCGATTCGGAGCGTGGATGGGCAGTATCTTAAATGCCCCTCTTCTTATCAGTGGCGGTTACAGGACATTTCGGCATCCGATGCCGGGCGCACAGAGGATAACAAGATGGACAAGAAACGTCTTGGACAGTGCGTCAAGCTGGAACTGGAATGGAAGTACACCACGATAAAAGAAGCCGCTGCTATCCTGAAAGCGTTCAACCCGGAATATATCAACGTCACCTATCTCGATGCAATGGCTGGCGATTGGAAAACCAGCGAGTTCTACGTTGGTGACCGTGCTGTTCCGATGTATAATTCGCGGATGAATCGCTGGGAAGGGATATCTTTTAACATCATCGAAAGGGCTGCACACTGATGGTCAACGTATCGCAAGATATCATAAAATCCTTCAACGAGGGCAACAAACAGACTGCCCTTATTGAGGTTACTGCTGGCAGCAAGATGTTCACCATCACCGATGCAGATATCATTCAGGGCGGGTTGAAGATTGACCGGTATTGTGTGACCAACAGTAAAATCGAGGTCGGCTCTGCCGTTGCGTCTGAACTGTCCTTGAAGCTGAGAAACTACGATGGCAAGTTCAACGATGTCTCCTTTGAGGGCGCTGTACTGAACGTAAAAATCGGTATCAAACTGTCTAGCGTCCTTGAGGGTGCAACGCTTGGCAAGGGCATTCTTGGACGTATGATTCTTGGCTCTGCATCTTCCGATCAAGACGTTGCGTATGTTCCCTGTGGTTTGTTCATTGTAGACACGCCGCCCCGAAAGCTAAGCACTATAAGCATCTCTGCGTTAGACTACATGGTCTTATTTGACCGTGAGGTGAACGCTTCCGCGCTCTCCTTCCCTATTCATGTTGACGCGCTTATTCAGAAAATCTGCTCCATCTGCAATGTCACGCTTGCAACGGACGTTTCGGTGCTGCCAAACCACTATTTCAGCATCGGCGGTCTGCCGGATACTAACCAAAAGCTGACCTACCGGCAGCTTTTGCAATGGTGTGCGCAGCTTACCGGCACTTGTTCGTTCATGGATGGCAGCGGACGGCTTGTGCTGAAATGGTATGAGCAGACAGGCGTGACCATTACCGCAAGTGAGCGCTATTCCAGTGATATGTTGGAGAACGACATCACTATTACCGGCTTCACCTGTGACGATGGCAAGGGCAACACATACCTGTCTGGCACAGCAGATTACACGATTGACCTAAGTGACTGCGGTTTCCTGACCAACGCCTACGAGGGCGTCTTGAAGGAATTGCAAGCTGCACGCGGCGGGTTTGCCTACCGCCCATATAGCGCCACTATCAAGTCTGCGCCGTATTTGTTCCCTCTGGACATGATACGCTACAAGGACAAAGACGGTGTTGTGCATGATACCATTGTCACCAACGTTACGCTTGCTTTAAACTGCAACACAGCGATTTCCGGCGCTGGCGAAACGGTCACAAGCTCTTCCTACGCGCAGTCTACAAGCGGCGTTACAAGCCAACAGGCGGCAACGGACAGGGCAAACCTCGAAAAGATAAATCAGACCGCCACGCAGACGAACCAGACCAAGAACGACTTGACGCAGTTCAAGACGCAATATTCTTCTGATTTTGAAAAGACGCAAGCTGCCATTGAATCCCGCGTCACGAAGGAAACGTACCAAACTGACATGGCAGGCGTTTCTACGCGAATCGGTGCAGCGGAAACAAAGATTTCTCAAAATGCTGATGCTATTACTCTGCGTGCAACAAAAGAAGAAGTTGCGACCGCAAAGTCTGATGCAATTGACAGCGCCGCTGCGGATGCTACGAGCAAAGCAACCGCAGCCGAAAGCAATGCAAAGTCTTACGCAGACGCGCAACTGAAAGTTACCAACGAAAAGATTGAAACAAAGGTTTCCAAGGGCGATATCGCTTCCACGATAAATCAGACCGCGCAGTCGGTGCAAATCGAAGCGTCCAAAATCAACCTGAAGGGTGCGGTAACGACTGAGGACATTTCCGCTGATGGTCTGAACGCAAAGGTGATTCAAGCCGGAACGATTACCGCAACGGAAATCAAAGCGGATACGATTACAGCGGGAAATCTTGCAACAGGTGCTATTATGGTTCTTTTATGGAAAAACAGCAGCCCATCTTCCACTTTCTCTCCGCAAGACATAGATTTAATGAATGCGATGCAATACTCAAAGTTCCTTATACGCTTTGACGGCAAAGCATACGATTTGGCATCTTCAAAAAAAGCTTACATTGGAAACATTTCTATGGTTGTAGAAAACAAGTCCGATCAGTTTCTTGGCGTTTTTCACCCTTACATTTCCAGAGTTGAATACCCAGATTCTTATATGAACTATACAGATGCATGGGGGCTTGATTCAACGGTTTCCATTGTTAATCAGCCGACATCTGCTTGCAGACCGTTTATCTTGTCAAATGATACAGACGATAGCAACGGAAATGTCGGATTTAGGTTTTATAATGCGGTTGTCAACTCAAAAAAGAGTTCAAGCGATAATTCGACCGTAAACAACAATTACATGATACCTTTAACGATTTTTGGGATTAAATGATATGTTTGTTTTAAATATTGACAAAAGCACAAACCGCATTCTAAGCGTTTGCGAAACATTCAACGAAGCCAAATTAAAAGATGGCATTTCTGTAAGTGAAATACCGGAGGACGGCAAGGCAAACCTTTACGATTATCTGTATGTCAACGGAGAGTTCATCTACTCACCGATTGAAAAACAAGAAGAGGAGGTAACTTATCAATGAGCTATCAAAAACAGAACTTTGCAAACGGCGAAGTGCTTACTGCTCCGCAGCTGAACCACATCGAGGACGGCATTGTGGACTTGGAAAGCGATTCAAGCACGGCGCTTGCTGGCAAAGCAGATAAAACAGAAGTACAAGCTAACGCGAAAAGCATTTCTGATGAAGCCATCCGCGCACAAGCCGCCGAAAGCGCCCTATCCACTAAAATCACGGAGGAAACGGAGCGGGCAAAGGCGGCGGAACAGGCGAACGCGGACGGGATTGCCGCTGAAGCAACCCGCGCTAAGGGCGAGGAGCAGCGCTTGGATGCCGCCATCACCGCCGAAACCACCCGCGCGGAACAGGCAGAGCAGGCGCTGGCTACGCGCACCGCAGCCCTCGAATCCTGCGGATTTGTCGTGGTTGACGGCAAAGTCTGCATGAAATATGTTAAATCGTGAAAGGAGCAAAACACATGGCTGAAAACGAAATTAGCACGCAGGTAACTGCCACTGAGGTGACGGAGCCTATCTATCTGGACGAGACTGCAAAAACAAACGGCAAAAAGCTTGACCAGATGACCGCCGCCCTGCTGGGTATGTCCAGCTCGCTGGGCGTGATCGCGCGGGCACAGACCGGCGTGGTGGAGGAGATGGACTATAACGGCATCAAGGCCGTGGTGGCTGCCGGTAACGCACCGGCGGTTTTCCCGGTGGGCACCCAGCTTGTCAACGCCTACACCGGCAAGGACGGCAAAGTCTACGACTGCCCGTGGGACGTGGTAAAGACGGACGATATCGCCGAGGGTGAGACCGGCACCACCGCACCCGCAATGGTGCTGCAGATGCACTACGCATCTCTGGAAGATATCCAGTTTTCTGCGTATCAGGCGTTTTTCGTTGTGCCCGAGGCCGGTCTGGTGGCTGGTACATACAACGTCAAGATGGGTCTGGACTGGGGCACCAACGTCAAGAACGGCACCGTCTATCAGTTCACGCTGACCAAGAACGCACCCGCAGGCGCACGCCTGACCGGCTTCTATAATGCACCGGACGTTGCACCCGCCAACTGGAAGGTGTACGTCTACAAGGATCAGCAGAAGTCTGAGCTGCTGGAGACCTGCAACGTCTCTGCTGGCAGCGCTGGCACGAATCTTGGCACATTTTTGGCAAAGCCCAACGGCAACCTGAACGGCTTGCATCCCGTTGGCTACGGTGACAACCGGTGGCATAAGTCTGCATACCGCCAGTACCTCAACAGCGATGCAGCTGCCGGTGGGTGGTGGACTCCGCAGGATGAATGGGATATGAAGCCCGATCAGGCAGACACCGTGCCCGGCTTCCTTGCGGGCTTCTCGGATGACTTCAAGGCCGCCCTGACTCGCGTGAAGGTCGTGACTTACGGCAACACCGTCACCGATGACGGCAGCGCTGTGGTGACCTATGACAAGATTTTCCTGCCCTCCCTGCAGGAGATCTACTGCTCGCCGCAGGTGTCCGGCGAGGGCACCGGCTACTGGCCTTACTGGAAAGAGCGCACCGGCGCAAAGACCCCGCAGGCTCTGTGGCAGACCTATCCGCTGCGCATCACCCGCGACCTTGCACAGCGCACTGTGGGCCGCGGTGTGCGGCTGCGCTCTGCGAATCGTGGCAACGGCTACAGTGCCTTCGGCGTGACCTCCAGCGGCGGCGTCAACACCTGGGCCGCGGTCTACGCGCATCGCTGCGCCCCGGCTTGCGAAATGACCAATCTTAAATAATCACCGGGCAATCCCTTGCCCGGTGAGAAAGTGAGTGCTATCCCATGGCAATGCGCAAAGACCAGATACCGGACAATAAATTCACGCTGCCGCTTGACGCGCGTGAGCTGGCACTGTATACCAGACAGATCACCAAAAACGCGAAAGTGTTTGACCTCGAAATTGACGCAAGCCTTCCCGGTCAACTGCGCGCTACAGTAGACCGGATATTTTTTGATATCTTCGAAGCAAACGACCTCCGGCTGGACAAACCGAACGAAAGAGAAGAGCGCTTTAAGCTTCAAAGACACGCCGTCCGGCTGTGCACCGTCCTTTTGGCGGAGATAGACATGGCTAAAGCCAGCTACCACCTTTCTGGCAAACGGTGCTCTTTCTGGGGCAACACTGTGCGCGATATCCGGCAGCGCTGCCGGGACTGGCACGAGAGTGATGCAAAGCGTGCAAAAGCGCTTTGACATAAAAATGGCTGTAGGCTAATGGGCCGCGGTGTGCGGCTGCGCTCTGCGAATCGTGGCAACGGCTACAATGCCTTCAACGTGAACTCCAGCGGCAACGTCAACAACTGGTACGCGCTCAACGCGATTCGCTGCGCCCCGGATTGGACGGCAGCACGCCCACAAAAGCCCCTGCATAGCAGAGGCCGGGCAAAAACTGCCGTGCAAGGAGCCGAGTGCCATGTCTGTCCTCTGGCAGACGAACAATATCAGCCGGACGTGGCCACCCTGCGGGGTGTTGACCGCTATCACCCGGCAGATCCTTGCGAGGAGAGCTGAAAAAATCAGTGCAAGAAGAAGAAATAATAATCGGGTTCGATGCCCTGTATAATTCCGAGGGCAAGTGCGCCAAAGGCGTGTGCCGCAAGGCAAGCGTTGGACGGTTTCACCTGTTTCGGATGGACGAGATCCTGAAACTCCAAAAGGAGCTCGCGACAGGTACATACAAGGCACGGCCAACAATCAAAGTTAGAATCACCTATCCCAAGCCCCGCACAGCGGTTGCGAATGGCTTTCGGGATAGGGTATACCAGCGCTCTCTCAACGACAATGCTGTTTATCCAGCAATGACACGGAGCTTCATCCGGCAAAACGCGGCCTGTCAGACCGGCAAAGGTACCGACTGGGCGCGCAAGCAGGTCAAGCTCATGATGGAGCGCGAATACCGGCAACACGGCGCTGATGGCTATGTGCTGTTGGTAGATATCCAGCACTATTACGACACGATGCCCCATGACGTGGCAAACCGCTGCTTTGAGCGGCATCTGCCGCCAAGTGTGCATAACCGCGTGCGTGAGGTGCTGGATCGTCAATATACCGGCGAGGCCGGTTATAATCCGGGCAGCCAGATGGTGCAGCTTGCCGGGATCTCGGTGCCCGACCCCATAGATCACTACATCAAGGAGCGCATGCGGGCGAAAAAGTACGTCCGTTTTATGGATGATAGCCTCATCATCCACCACGACAAGGCACGGCTTGAGGAGTGGCGGGAGGCGATCCGCGCCCGGTACGCTGCCGATGGCATGGAGCTGCACCCGACCAAGACCAAGATCGTCAGACTAAAGGATGGATTCCGTTTTCTAGGTTTCATCTACCGCTTGACCCCAGCGGGCAAGGTCGTTATGACCGTTGACCCGCAGAACGTCAAGGCCGAGCGCAAGCGCCTGTTTCGGCTTGCCCAGCTCATCAAGGCAGGAGAGAAACCGGCATCTGCCCTGTATGAGCAGTATGGATCATGGAAAGCCCATGCCGCTAAAGGCAACTCGCAGCAGCTGCTGCAGCGCATGGATCAATACGTTAAAACTCTGCTGGAGGGGATAACGACATGAAAATTGTTCGCAACACTGGCGGCATCAAGACCGCCGCCGAAAACGAGAACCGGGACGCGGATTTGGCACAGATCGCGTCTATGGTGGATTTCCTGTGCATTCTGGCCGATGTGCCCATTGAGGACGAGGCCGCAGACAAGGAGGGCATGAGCCATGAGTGATAATCACAGCGCGATCTTTGGCAAAGCAAAAGACGAGTATGAGGCGGGCCTCTGGTCTAAGGCCATGCTGCGCATCCTTGTGCAGCGCAAGCCCCAGCGCCTGACCGCAGAAGAGTACGAAGAAATCACCGGCGAAAGAAATGCTTGAGAAAGGACGTGTCGTATGAATTTTCTTGAGCTTTTAAGCAACCTCTTTGCGGGCCTTTTCGGCCCTTCCCATCCCTCCGCAGATGTCTCTCCTAAGGTGTCCACCGTGGACACCCAGAGCGCTGCTCCTCCCGGCTGGGATGGCGCACCGCCCTACCGATACATTGACGTGAGCCGGTATCAGGGCAAAATCACCCTCAACGGCTGGCGCAAAATTAAGGCGGCGGGCTACAAGGGGGCAATGCTCAAGACGGTATCCACCAACTACAAGCTCTCCAAGCGGTCGGACGGCCTGTACATCGACCCAACCTTTGAGACCAACTACCGCAACGCCCGGGCTGCCGGGCTGGACGTGGGCGTCTACTACTACACCTACGCCACCAGCGAGGCCATGGCCAATGCAGAGCTTGCCCTTCTGCGGCAGGCGCTGCGGGGCAAGGAGCTGACCCTGCCTGTGGCGGTGGACGTGGAGGACAACCGGCTGGGCAATCTGGACAAGCAGAGCCTGACTGACCTGACCGCCTACGCTCTGCACGAGGTAGAGCAGATGGGCTTTTATGCCCAGCTGTACACCTACACCAGCTTTGCAAAGGCGCATCTCTATGTGGGCGGCGCGGCCCTGCGCCCTTATGACGTCTGGCTGGCCGACTACACCGGCAAGGCACCCAAGGTCGATTTTGCCTACAACGCCCACCAGCACACCAGCAAGGGCAGCGTGCCTGGCATCTCCGGCAACGTAGACCTCAACGTCACCACCGTCAACTACCCCAAAATCATCCGCAAGAAGGGCCTGACCCGTCTTCGGGAGGGCAAATGACCGAAAAAGAAGCTTTGCTGTGGGTGCTGGGCATCTTGGGCAGCCTGTGCGCTGCAGCCATCACCATCGACAAGGTGCTGGAAATCATCCACAAGTACATCAAAAAGGCGCAGGAGCCGGACAACGCGCAGAACAAGCGACTGGATGAGCTGGACAAGCGCATCGGCACCTTGGAGCAGGGCCAGTTCCAACACACGCAGGCTCTTGCCCGCGACCTGCGCCGCTTTGACGAAATCGACGAGGTGAGTCGTCTGACCCTCGACGGGGTGCGCAATCTGCTGGACGCCCAACTCTCCGGCAACAACCGCGAGGGGATGCAGAAGAGCCGCACCGACATTGACAACTATCTGTTAAAAGGAGTGACCAATCATGGTAGCACTGGCAACTAAGCTTTTTGACCTTATCCCTGCCCCGGTGGCGGCAGTTCTCATGCTGGGCGGCTTTATCTTTTACGCCCTGGGCTGCATTCGGCTGGGCTACGGCGCAGCGGTAAAGCCGCTGGTGCTGGATCTCATCGAGCGGGCAGAGCAGGAGATCCAGGGGACAAAGCGCGGCGCAGAGCGCAAGGCGTGGGTCGTCAAGATGCTCCGGGCCGCCCTGAGTACCAGCAAATACGGCAGGCTTATCAGCTGGGCCATCACCGATGAGACCATCGGTGCGGTCATCCAGTTTTTCTTTGACCACGCCCGGGCGGCGCTGGAAAAGCAGTAAGGAGGTTATTATGGCAAGCACTACATACTGCCATATCGGTGACGTCACCGATATGTTCGCTGCACAAGACCATTTTCGTGACGTCACGAAAATGGTCTGCGCACGTCTTCGTGGCCTCACGAAAACATACCATTTTGCCGTCATTGGCAATATGGTGCGCAACGCCGGACAGCTGCCGCAGCCTTTCTGGCTCGGTGCTGCCTGTGGCGGCGGCTCGTGTGGTGCTGCCCGCTGCGCTGCAAGGACTTGACCGACAGCAAATGACCGCCGCCATCAAGAGCGCACCGCTTGGGAGGGTAGACCGTAAGATAGCCTTACTGCGGTACGTTGAGCGGCTCCCGCTGCCGGACATTGCAGCACAGACACATTACAGCCGGACGGCGATAGGCTACCGGCTGAAAGGTATTGAAAAAATGCTGGATGTGTGATATAATATTTATACCGTCCGAAGTAGAGTACACACACTTCGGAGAAATGTGTACAGAAAGCCAGCGGAAGAACGTTTACCCGCTGGCTTTTCTTTTGGCACGAATTGTGGTATAATTATCTCAACAAATCCACCCGGCCTCTCGAAGAAGCACAACAGGGTGGATATTTGCCAGCTAGCCCAGTGCTTTATCTGGGAATGAAAAAAGCGGTTGCCAGATAGGCGCCGACCAGTCTCCCGCCCGCCTACTTATAGTGCGTACCATGCGGGAGACGATTTTATATGAATTATGGCAAATAAAATATATCACTTTTTGTCCCGTGTCTTGTTCGCTTTGATTATTTTTGGGGCGACATCAAGCGTTCTAAAAACCGTCCTTCCGTTTTGGCATAGTGCATTTATAGGCGTGGTTTCATCGGTATATGCGTCTTTGCATTATACGCCATACGATTTATGATTTGAAAGGCTACGGCCTTTGTAGAGAGTGGCACTGCCTGTGGGCGGTTCCGCTCTTGATTTTAGACTTTGCCGTTTTGACGGTATAAAAATCCCCTGCTTTGCCGAAGACCTGCGCTCCACACGGGGTACTTTGTAGGCAAAGTGGGGGATTTTGTTTTATTCGCACTAGTTTTGTCAAAAGCATTGCCATATATTGGATAATGTGATATCTTAGAATTGCACTCCAATGTGTGCATCTTTACAGTTAAGCGCTCATGCAGATTTTTCCGTGTGGGCGCTTTTCTTTTTTTGCCCTTCGTTGTACCTTCGTTGTCTTTTGTTTTCTGCCGATGCAGTACACTGGATGCACAAGGAGGGATGCATTATGAGTTATTATCCGACACCCGGAACACCTTATGTTCCGCAACAGCCTGTTAATCCTTACGGCGGCATGGGCACAGTTGGGCTTGCCACCCCCCTGCCAAACACGCAGATGCAACAGGCGCAGCCGCAGCGTCCGCAGCCGATGAATGGGCAGCAGCCTGTTCAGCAGTCGGTACAGGACGGCGGTTGGCTGCTGGGCAGACCTGTTTCCAGCAGAGAGGAATTTTTGGCAATACCGTCTGACCTGTACGGCAGACCGACCTACTGCCCAGACTTGCGCAGCGGCGTGATCTACTGCAAGCGGCTGAACCCGGACACCTGTGAATCCTATGTGCAGGAGTTTTACAGCCCGGAAGCGTGGCGGCAGATACAGGCGCAACAGGCACAGCAGACCGCTGCACCGACACAGCAGTATGTGCCTATTGAAGAGTATAACGCCCTCGTCCACAGGCTGGATGAACTGGAAAAGTGGCAGAAGAGCTTTTCAAAGCCCGCTGCCGCTGCGAAGAAAGGAGAATAAGCGATGCCCTCTCCGTTTGATATGATTACTCACAGCCCTATCATGCAGCTTGCAAATCTGGCTCGTGCCGGACAAAACCCGATGGGACTTATCCAGCAGCTGGGTGGGCAGAGTGCCCCCATCATGCAGGGGCTGAACCTGATTCAGGGCAAAAACGAAGCACAGCTCCGAACGATGGCGCAGAACCTCGCCAAAGAGCGTGGCATCGACTTGAACCAGCTGGCAAGCGTCCTGAATTTGACGCTGCCCCGATAACGCATCCCCTCCTCTAAGCGAAACGCTTCTCAGTTTTGCGGACTTGACAAAAACCGCTTTTGTTTGGCTTCGCCCATCGCATACGGCGGTGGGATAGCATAACGCAAAACTGAAAGGAGTTTTGTTATGGACGATTTTGCAACTGGCTACCTGGCCGGGCAGGACGGCGGCAATAACAACGGTGGATTCTTTGGCAACGAAGGTCTGTGGGCGGTTATCATCCTCGCCATCATCTTCGGCTGGGGCACAAACGGCTATGGCCGGAACGGCGGCGACAACGGCATGAACAGTTACATCCCCTATCTGGTCGGCACTGGCGCAACCGGTCAGGGCGGTGCAGACACCCGCGCGGCTCTGTCTGAGGGCTTCTACCAGCAGGATACCTCCCGCTCTCTGGCGGGCATCCAGAGCGGTATCTGCTCTCTGGGCTATGACCAGCTGGCGCAGATCAATGGCATCAACACCAACATTGCGAACGGCTTTGCGGGCGTAAACAGCGCCATCTGTCAGCTTGGCTACCAGAACGCACAGCTGGTGAACGGACTGGAACGCAGCGTGTCCAACGGCGACAACGACATCAGCCTTGCCATCATGCAGGAAGGCAACGCACGGCAGGCTGGTCAGACCGCTCTTGCCACACAGCTGGCATCTTGCTGCTGCGAGAATAAGCAGCTGATCGGCGACCTGAAGTACACCATCGCAACGGAGGATTGCGCTACCCGTCAGGCTATCGCAGACAACGCCCGCGCCATCGTGGACAACTGCAACGCCAACTTCCGCAGCATGATGGACTACTTCACGCAGGACAAGATCGCCACTCTGACCGCTGAGAACCAGAGCCTGAAGTTCGCGGCTTCTCAGGATCGGCAGAATGCGCTTCTGACCACCGTGATGTCCCAGCAGACCGACACCATCCTGAACCGGGTCAATCCTCGTCCGATTCCCGCTTATCAGGTGGCAAACCCCAACGTGGGCGTGAACTGCTGCGGCTGCTGATAACCAACACACTCCCCGATAACACCGGGTGAACCATCGGGGCAGGGGTAAGACACCTCTGCCCCTGATTTTTTAGGAGGAAAACATTATGGCTTGCAAAACAAGCTGCAAACTCTGCCCCCATCTGGTCTTGAGCCAGTCGGTGACTTTCGCCAACGACACCCTGACCATCAACATCCCTGCTGGCGCATACCAGAATGGAGAGAAGTATTGCATCGTGGTTGCCCAGAGCATCCCGGACACGACCACCATCAACGCCCCTGTGGTTATTACCATCGGTGCTGGCACGACCGCATACCCTCTGACCGACTGCAACTGCTCTCAGGCAACCGCCGAGAGCATCCACACCCGCACCCGCTACGCTACCCGCGTTGCAACGTCTGTGACCGGCACAGGCACGTTCAAGTATCTTGGCTGCTTCTGCCGTTCCCACGCTGGTGCGCCCGCGTCCATTTCTTGAGGAGGTATAGATTATGGGCAAGACTAATTTTCGCCGCATGATGATGCTCCGTGAACACGACAAAAATCGTGAGCCGGAACGTGACCGCCTTGAGGAAGAGCGTGACCGCAGAGAGCGTGAGATGGAACGCCGTCTGCGCAAGCTGGAAGGCGGCAACGACCGCTACCCCTACTATCCGCAGGAGGAGAACCGCTACATCGACCCCTACCCTATCCTCCGCTACCCTGACGTAGAAAATGGGCGCAGAATGCCGCAAATTGGCTTCTCGCAGAACGGCGAATGGGATAAACAGTCTGGGCAGTATGAGCATGGCGGTGCGGACAGTCGTTCCATCAAGATGCCGCGCCAGCACCTCACCCACGATGAGGCAGAGGAATGGTGCGACAGCATGGTGAACGCTGACGGCACAAAGGGCTGTCACTGGACGTTGGAACAGACGCAGGACGTTGCGAAACAGCGCAATATCACCTGTGACCCGAACGATTTCTGGGCTGTCATGAACATGATGTACTCGGATTATTGTCAGGTCGCAAAGCGTCAGTCCGTTGACACTCCGGGCTTTTACGCTGACATGGCAAAGGCGTTCCTTGAGGACGCAGATGCCGCAGATGGTAAGGCGTATCTCTACTGGGATTGCATTGCTGATAAGTAAAACAGAACCCCTGTGTAGCCATTAGTGGTTGCACAGGGGCGTTTTGCGCTTATCGGATTGTCGCCATTCCTCTATCTTTCATATACTCGATAAAATCTTCTGCTGGCATTCTCTCTGAAAGTTCTTTCATTGTGAATTGGCGCTTTTCCTCAACCCAATGCTTCTTTTCTTCGATACCAGACAAATCGTGGACTGTATACCATTGTGTTTTTGGGCTATCAAGTCCATTTGAAAGGAATTGAACCTTAAACCAATCTGGACGTTTTCTCCGTTCAAACCAATTCAATTCGGAAAATTTTATCCATGCAATGTTTTTATAATTTCCTTCTTTTTGCCCTTTGCTCTTAAAATTATCTTTTATTTTCTTTAAGCCAAAATAGTTGGTTTCAACGCATTGGTTTGGCATATATCTTATACGCCAATCTTTATCCCGAAAGACCATCTTACCTTCGTATATGTCACCGCCTGTCCCATTGAGATACCAGTGCGATTCGTAGTGACCTAACACTTTTTGTCCCATGTGTTCCCTTTCTCCCCTGCGCGGTCGTTGGGCTACACAGGGGTTATTTTATTTTGTGTAGTACAATTCCATATCTGCCTTGTACGCGTCGAGTTGTCTTTTACTATCCACAAGCGTGTTAAAACTATATCCAGCCACAAAAGATACGGCGATGGACAAAATCAAGTGCGCTGCAACCCATTTACCGGCAAATATAAACGGAATCTGAACCGCTACGGCAAAGGCATCGAACAAAAGAATGCAAACTCCGTGTTTGACCATTTTCTGTAAACGGCTAATGATTCCTTCGTAAAATTCTTTCGACATCTTCATACGTCAATCCTCCAAGAAATCCTCTTGATTCAGAACTTGATTTGCAATTCGTTCTGTACATTCTTTGATAACCGTAGATGCTGGGACGTAATCTTCATAAGCTATGTTTTCATATTGCGCTCCTGCATATTCAAAGAATCTTTTAGAAAGTATTTCTGCGTCTGCACGGCGCAACGGCTTTAATTCGTATTGTAGCGGAAATCTTCTTATAAGTGCAGGGTCAAGCCTATCAAATCGGTTTGTTGTTCCAATAATAATGACATTGTTCGGCAATCTATCCATTTCCTGCATAATCGCAATAACCACACGGTTCATTTCCCCAACGTCATCTTTTTGCCCACGAGCCATTCCGACCGCATCTATTTCATCAAAACAAAGAACGCAAGGAGCAGTTCTCACATAATCAAAAATTCTTGCAAGGTTAGATTGTGTTTGCCCCAAGTGCGAATCAACTAGACTTGAAAATTGAATCCTCAAAAAAGGAAGTTTTGCTTTATGTGCGATATACCTAGCCAGCATGGTTTTTCCGCATCCGCTTTGCCCATAAAGCATCAATGCTGGCAAATAAGGAATGCCCATTTCGTTCAATTTTTCGGATGCTCGATAAATAGCAACGATTTTCTGCGTTATGCTTTTTTCTTCGTTCCTAAGAAGGAATCTTGCTTCTGGAAATTCTTCTGTATCCTCCGCGATTAAAAGATGCTGTAGGTTATATGGCAATTCAATAAATTCTCTTTTGCTTTCCAACTTGCGAAGCATATTTTCTTTGAACTGCTCATCTTTTTTGGATGATATAGAATCCAAAATGATTTTAACAGCTTTTTGCGCGTTTCGCATATCGCCATCGCAAACAAATCGAATAAGGCATCGCTCGCTATCATTCATCTAAGAAATCCTCCAATTCGATCTTCCCATCTGCCGCCGCAACCGCCAGAGCGTACACGAACTGTCCAATCGTCATTCCGTGCCGTCTAGCTTCACGGTTGATGTACTTGCGTTCTTCCTCGCTCATAAGGATGGTAATGCGCTTGGAACGCTTGCCATCGCCGTTTGCAACGCCTTGATGCGATTCCGGCATCGGGATTTTTTTCTTTGTCAAGCCAGCTTCTGCTAGTGCGCCGGGAACATCACCTTGTTCGATAAGACGTTGAACTTCCTTCGCCTGTTTCAGTTTCTTTGGCTTACTTTCGCTTACTACGGCATTGTTTGGCTGTGTTTCGCTGTCTTTGGCCTGCTTCGGCTTAATACTGCTTAACTGTGCTTCATTAGGCTGTGCATGGCTGTCTGTTGCTTCACTAGGCCTAATCTGTGCTTGTTCGGCTTCGTTCGGCTTTGCTTGGCTTACTTCTTCTTCCTTTGGCTCACTTCGGCTTAATGTCTGCTCCGAAAAAATAGGCTGAAAATCAAACCCGCCAAGCAGACCTGTGGATTTTTTGCTTGTTGATTTCATTCTGTGTCAGCCTCCTCGTAATCCGAATCTTCAAAGGACGGAGCTTCTGGTAACGGCATCCAATGCGTCGCTCCAAGATTATTGCACCAATCTGTTTTCCAAATAGGTTTTCCACCGTCTTCTGGATAGAAGTAACACTGTGCGATATCTGTTCCTGTTAACGGCGATGCAACGAGGACGGGGTTGCTTTCAAGTTCTCCATTTATATCCACCATTTCGGGATAATGGTCGCTTACTCTAACCCATTCTTTGCTCCACAACCATTTTTCCTTGAAATACTGCACATCTTTCTTATACTGCTCTTTATCAATGTCTCCGCTTCTGTACCAATCACAGCTATGCAAAACACAAAGCAAATCGTATAGGAGCATACTCAAATCTTTGTCTCCAAGCGGATTTTCTTTTCGTGCAATAATCGAAAGCGCTTTTACCCGTTCATCTGCAAGGTCATAATCTGGGTAGCAGTGCTGATAAATAGCATTTGCAAGGCTGTCATTTTGATAATCCCAATGTCCACCACTCATTTTTCTTTTCCTCCCACAATCATCTGCGCCAACGCCTTGAAATCCTCTGCGCTGGTACTCTTTGCCGTATCCCCGCTAAACAGGCTGTGACGCTCTGCCTGCGCCTTACGAACACCCATAGACGGTCTAATCTTCACGTCCAGCAGGGTTGTGCCCATGCTCTGTGCAATCACAGGAAGCTGCTCCACGACCTCTTTGGACAGGTTCTCACGGCTCTTGTACTGGTTCAGAAGCAGACCTTCAATCTTCAAAGTCGAATTGAAGTATTTGCGAACATCGCCGATAGTCTGCGAAAGCTGGCTCAAACCAGCCAGTGCATATCGGTCTGCTGTGATGGGAACGATGATGCTGTTGGCGGCGATCAGCGCGTTCACAAGCGCAAGACCAAGCTGCGGGGGAGTGTCCAGCACAATGTAATCGTACTGTTCAGACACGCTTTCAAGGGCTTCTCGCAACCTGAAATTCTTGCCCATGTCCCGGACAAGCTGTTCATCAATGTCCTTCAATGCACTGTCGGACGGAAGAATGTCACCAGCTTCACAGTGCTGGATTCCTTCTTCGACCGTGCCCTGCCGGGTCATCACATCAAACAAAGTGCATACGTCCTCTGTCTGTGCGCCGTAGGTGTCCGTTGCGTTGCACTGGGCATCGCAGTCCACCAGCAGGACTTTCTTGCCGAGCAGCTGCAACGCACCAGCCAGACAGGTGCTTGTTGTAGTCTTTCCTGTGCCGCCCTTCTGGTTGGCGACAGCTATGATTTTTGCCATTTTATCACTCTTTCATTATTTCAAATAATATTTTGGGGCGTCTTTCATGAGGAGCAAAACTATATTTCCAAACCGTTTATGTGCTTCTTCAAGAATCTTGTCTTCTAAAACTCTTATATTTTGGCAACCAGATTCTACTGAAAATTCATAAAGAATTGACTTTATCGGCAATCTCCCTTCTTTTTCTCTCCATTCATAAATTTCGTTACATAAAGATATTATTTTGTCGCTATCCTGCTGCTTTATATAAGTCTCCACTGCCCCTATGGTCATGTTTATCTCCTTTCTACTTTTTCTACCTATTCTGCATAATGCACTACATCTGGCTACTCTTGCAAGGCCTCAATGGAATAGAAAGCTGGCATATATCTGTCTACGATACCTGCCTTGTCCACGCTTCTAATCAGATAGCCAACAGGTCTGTCCGGGAAAGGAGACCTGTCCAAAGACAAAATATCCCTATACGCAGCCTTTACCGTCTCGTAAACCGCTTCTCTGCGTCTTGGCAGCTTAATTTCTGGATGCTCTTTCTTCATCCACTTCTCAACTACCTTCGCCACGTCAATGCAGTCCTGCTTTTCTAGTTCGTCACACACAGACCAGTCAAAATCCTCGTATCCGCTTCTGCGGGGCTTTTTGGCGGCTTTTTGGGGTTCGGCCAACACTTCGCTTGCCTGTGCTTCAATCAGCTTCTCAGACGCTTTAATTTTGGGCTTAAACTTGACTGCCACAGCCTTTCGTGCTACAAGGACTGGCTCGTAAGTCACAACAATGTCAGACACAGCATTGATTTCATCCACCGCAACGTCAAGCACTCGCTTGCGAAGGTTCTTGTAAACGTCATAGCTGGCTTCCATCGCACCGAGCTGCTCTCTCAACTTCTTCAGACTGATTTCATGCGGTTTGTTGTCCATGTTCATCCAGTCCCGAAGAATCGAATAGAGCAAGATGCTGTACTGCGACTTCATCCGTGACGTGTAACGTAGCCGATACCGGACATAGCCGCTTTCTGCGATGTCAAAGAAGATAGGACGAAGGTCTGGGTTGCAGGTAATTGCCACAACATAAGACCTTGTTTCTGGCACATAGTCTAGTTTTGCCCTCGTGAATAGGACAAAACTTTCAAATGTTCCTTTCTCCTTGTCAATAGGAATCGACACTGTGTTGCCCAAAAAGTGCTTAATCTGCGGCTCAATCCTTCTTGCATCAAGGCTTTTCAGTCCAAGAAGCTCCCTGTATTCCGCCAAAGTGAACTCTACACGGCTACTACTTGGGTCTCTCGGATTTATTCTTGATAGGTAAACCTCCAACAACCGAAGTTCTCCTGCGGTGTAGTCCCTGAACTTCGCCCAAACAAGGGATTTGCTTTTCTCGACAAGGTTGTTGTCTGATATTTTTGGCATCTGCTCACTTCCTTTAATGGTCTGAAAACAGTATATCATAAGTAGGGGGACGTGTCAACCATTTTCGTCCCCCGTGACTTGTCTTTTTGTCCCCCATATCCTCGTCATTTTGTCCCCCATAACTTGTCAAAACATCCCCCATGCTTTGTCATTTCGTCCCCCGTCTACATATTATATATTAAACAAGAAATAAACAAGAGGTTAAATATCATCGTTAAATAGTCGATGACGATAATTTTCAACAATTTCTTTATTTTTCCATTCCAGTTTGTTGATAACTCAAGTTGTCGCTTGCTGAATAAGACTGTACCGGTGGTGAAGCAACCTATCATTAGCCATGCCAAACGTAGACGGATTGTGGATAGGTGTACAAAAAGTGGATGAAAAACTTTTAATTCAATGCTATGGGGGACAGATTGACAAGCAACTCAATCGCAAATAGCTAAATAACGATAATTCGTTATTTATTCCGCGCGAATCCTGCCGATTTTTGGCCTATGGGGGACGGAATGACAAGGAGAATTTGCCCGATAGGTGTACAAAAAGTGGATAAACGTGGACAAAATGTTCTTAAAAAACTGCGATAATTCGACAATCAGCGCAAAATGTTTTTTTCGTTGATAGTATAAGAATCGTTTCGTTTCATGGCCGAAGCTTCCCCACAGTCTTGTGCCTGATATAAAATCTGCATATTGGGCTGTGTTCCGTCTGGGTCTGGGTCGGTTTTGGTGGCCTGTGCCATTTCATAATGACCGGTGACGGTACGGCATACGGACACACGATCACGCAAAGTCGTGTGAAGGTTGGCTACCATTTCGCACAAAACGGCAAGGTAATCTGAGCCGTGATTGCCATAGATCAGATAGCACAGCAGGTCAATTTCTTGCGGATGGGCGTCTTTGATATGTTCTATCAGCGTATCTCTCTTTCTCTCGGTGCTGGCATCGCCAGCCAGGCTTTCCAATAAGCCGGGGTGCAAACAGGCGTCTATGTACGGCTTGGCCGCAACGCCGCAGCACACGAACCACTTTATGATAGTAGGAGCATCTGGGGTCATTGTCCCTTGCTCGTAACGAAAAATGGATGTCCGGCCTACACCCATTTTGTCCGCAAGCTTTTGTTGGCTAAGTCCGGATTCCGCTCTTGCCATCTCTAACGCTTTTGCCACTCGTATCCTATAATCATCCATAAATACCCCTCTTTCGACAAAATGATACAAATGCAAAGTAATTTAACTGATATATTGTTCAAAATGTGAAACAATAATTGAAAAAAGTCGCTATTTCATTGAAACAGCGAGATGTGATATAACTGTATTGTCAAAAAATTCCAAAGAGGAGTGGAACAAAAATGAAAGAAACTGTAATCTGGAACCATGAACGTATGCCGATCATCGACGGAATGCCTGCCAGTGTTCCCGATGGGAAGCCGCACACACCTGAACCGTGGGAGGAAAGCTAATGAACCGAACCGTAGATGCTCTGATTATCCCATACGCTCGCAGACGGACGCTGGAACTTGTCTTGAGCCTTTCTGGGTACGAAGCTGATAAAGATGCTTACCTCGAAGTAAAAGGCATTCTGGAACGTGCCGTAGCCGCCTTAGACGATGGACGCGACCCGGCAGATAACATCGAACGCATTGACGGACAGCTTGTGGAACTGTGAAAGGAGAAGAAGATGGACTTTACGAATGGATTCTATAAAGCCGAGAACCCTGTCGTTCTTGAAGAAGTGAAAACTTTCCTTCAGTCAATGGAACGGCGTGGAGCAACCGTAAAAGACTTGGACGATGCCATTGTGCAGCTAAACAATGTTTCGCATAGCATTAGCACAAACGCGCTTGTCAAAGCAGATGTTCTGGACAAGTTGCCCGAAAACCCCTTTCGTTCCATGCTCAACGGAATGTTACAAAGCAAAGGGTAACTTAAACTTAATGTGGCTCTTAATCATTGTCATTGCAATTTTTGGTTTCCCTGATGTGAAGTAATGGATGTGAAGAAAACGTTCGATTTTCACTAAGTTGTTAAAAACGCATTGACTTGACAACTGAAAGGTGTATAATCATATCAAATGAACGTCCGTACTTACAGATCGGGAGGATATGCCACAATGAGTGAACAGGAAAGAGCCAAGATTGACCGATTTATTGCATGGCTGCTGGAACATCCTGAAAAGATTCCGGAAGCGGAACAATCACTAGACCTAGAGTAACAGAAAATCCCTTGCGCAGAGCTATACCAGCCCGGCACAAGGGATTCTTTTATTTTACCGGGCATGAACGTTACATCTTCTCGATCAGGTTCATCAGCGCCTCCCGCTGTTCCTTCGGCATAGATTCAAGCTTTTTTCTAATCCGCTCCAATGCTGCATCGACTTCACTTTGCGGCTGCTGGGGCGAGTTTTCTTTTTGGTCGCCAGTAAGAAGGTAGTCAACCGATACGTTAAAATAAGCTGCAATCTTGGAAAGAACCTCTGTGGACAGGCTTTTCGTTCTTCCAGCTTTCAATTCGGAAAGAAAACTGCGGCGAATCCCAATGTTGCCGCAAAGGGTTCCGTCTTTGATGCCCTCTTTTTCACAGAGTGCATGGATGTTACTGTACAAGTCCGACATAAGAACACTCCCATATTTGTGCAAGTATACAAATGCACAGAATTTTGTACAAAAGAGTTGACTTATACAGAAGCCTGTACTATAATACAGACATAAGCAGTACAGAACGCTGTACAATATAAACTCTCTACACCCTTATATTAGTACAGTTTTCCGTACTTGTCAATAGATTTTAGCAAATGGAGGTGGAATTTTGAAAGAAAACTTCCGTTCTGGCTTTGAGCTGGAAGTGAAGATGAAGCTGTTGCAGCGAGGTATGAAGCAAACGGAGCTGATTCAGGCGGTTCAAAGCGATACTGGATTGTTCCTTGACGATTCGTACCTCTACAAGATTCTTCGTGGCGAGCGAAAGCCGGAGAAGATTATCCAGAGCATCTGCAAGATTCTTGAAATCGAGCAGAAGGAGGACTGAACATGGAACAGATTATCACCTTAAAGGTAGACCTTGAGCACCCTGATGAAGCAAAGTTTGCCATTGACGGTGCGGTTGAGACCTACGAGGAAAGCAAAAAGCACTGGGATGCCTTTGAAATCAACGAAGCCAAAAGCAGAGCACGAGACATTTTGTACAACCTGTGCAATGAAGGCTACAGTATGATATGGACGGTCACGGATGGAGCTGTCGGCCTGACGATCTGGAAAAGCTTTAAGGAGCCTTCTGTTGGCCAGTGCTATATGCCAAAAGAAAGCTTGTTTGACATCTGGGTCGAAAAGCTAGTTGCACTGTGCATTGCCACGGGCAAAGAAGTCCCGAAGTTCATCACGGATAAGGCTGGTGAGTGCTGGTGATGGAATTCTGCAAAGCACAAAGCCGCAAGCGCAGACTAAAGCTTGCAATGGCTGCTGGCGTGTCCAGAAACGATGCCAACAAGGTGCTGTTGATGGAGAAATCCATCAACCAGTGCTTTGAACGCCACAATCGGGAAGCCAGACTAAAAGAGGAGATGCAGCGTGGAAGAAAAGTACTGTGAGCGCTGCGGCCTGTATCTTGGTATGGTCAGACCTACAAGAAAGTACTGTTCAGAATGCAAGCGCAAGGTTGACAAAGAGCGTGACAGGAAGCACAGGAAGGCCGGAATTACATTCAAGCCCCGTAAGGCGTTCTGTGCATACTGCGGCAAGCCGATGCTGAAAAAAGTAGCATCGCAGAAGTACCACAATGGATGTGCCAAGAAAGCCTACAACGCAAAGGCGAACCTGAACGCAAAGGCAGCGTACAAGGTTAAACAGCAAGAAAAAAAGAAACTGGAAAAGACATTTCCGTCTATCGGAGAAGTACAAGCCCTTGCGGACAAGCTTGGCAAGCATTATGGCGAGGTGTCACAGATGCTTGCAACAGGGGAGCTGACCTATGAACGGCAGATACTACGGAAAGCGGGAAATCCGCTGGCACAGCCGGGAGAAAGACCGGCTGGAACACATACATAATAGAAAGGGAAAAGATGAAAGCACTGGTAGAAATCGTCCTGATCTGGGGAATCTTCTTGGCGCTGGTTCTCGCAGCGTTTCTGCTGAACTTCTGGCTGATTCACCGGATTGACCTTCTGGTTGGCGTAGACGCAACGCGTGCAATCATTGTCATTGGCGCTCTGATGGCAACCATCTGGATTTTCGGGCATTCAGTGAAAAGATAAGGAGAGAATAGATGACACTGAAAGCAGCGCTTAAAAAGCGAAACATGAGCGCTCTTGAGCTTATTCACAGGAGCGGGTTGTCCGTGCAAACAGTTTACAACATCACTAGTCCGAACAAAGAACCGTACAAGACTGGCGTTAAAACTGAAACGCTTGCAAAGATAGCGCAGGTTCTGAACGCAACAATCGTGATAAACGAAAGCAAACCGTTTATGTTTGACATCATTTTGAACTAAGGAGAACCAATGAAAACTTTGAAAGGAATGGTGCTTTCCATGCTTGGTCTGGTCGCGGCTATCGCAGCAGTTGGCTGCGGTGATGCGATTCAAGGATGCCAGACCACAGCGCAGATGCTTGGCTGGGTGATTGTGTCCTGCGGACTTCTCGCAACAGCCATTGTCCTATGCGCGCTGGCAGTCAGCGCTGAGGAAGACGAACGCAGCGAGCAAGAATGCCGCAAAATCAAGCGGGTAGCCCACCACACAAACGAGTGGAGGGATGCACGATGAAATGCCCGATGTGCGGTAGTGATGACATCACAACGGTTGACAGCCGGTCTGACCACGACAGCATCGTTCGCAGAAAAAAGTGCCTTGTCTGTAACCACCGGTGGTCTACCATCGAAATTGACAAAGACCAGTGGTACAGTGCGTTGCAAATCAAAGAGGAACGTAGGAGAGGGAGACCAAAAGATGATTAACCTTGACAGATTCGGTGGCGTGACCGAGCCGGAGGACGGTGTGTACTTTATGACCAACGAGCAGATGACAGAAGCCAAAGAAGCTGACCGTCTGGCTGAAATCGAGGACTTGCAGTCAGAAATTGACGACAGGGAAGCGGAGTTGAAAGACCTCCGCGCACAGTTGGCAGAACTGATGGCTGGTTGATTTTTGTACAGCCAAGTTAAGCCAAAGTAAGAACAATGAAGCCTAATGAAGCCGAAGAAAGGAAAGAAAATGAGTAAATGCAAGAAAGAAATTAAGCACTGCGAAAAGTGCAATAAGCCTTTTTCAGTGTTCCCGAACAGCACGGAAACTCTTTGCGCGAAATGCAAGGAAGCAGTGATTGAAGATACGTTACGAAAGAACGGTTATGCGCCGAAGCATAGATTTGTGAGAAACAACATGGATTGTATTTTAGAGCGGCATGCTATCGTAGAAGCAGAATTTGAGGCATCGTGCGATTCCAACACGAGCGTTCAGAAAATTTGCCGTGATTGCGGAAAGCTTTTTGAAATCACCCGTTCAGAACGCATTTTCTTCGAATTACATAACATGGCACTGCCCAAGCGTTGCCCGGCTTGCCGTAAAGCGAGAAAAGAAGCAAGGAAGGAGAACAACTGATGGACAACAGCAAAATCCATGAAGCTCTGATGGCTGTTCAATCAGAGCTAAAAGCCCCGAAGGGGCAGATGAACAAGTTCGGTGGATACAAGTACCGCTCGTGCGAGGACATTCTCGAAGCGGTCAAGCCCATCTTGAAAGCGCATAGCCTTGTGCTACGGCTTTCCGACAAGCCTGTTATCGTTGATAGCTGGCATTATATCGAAGCCACTGCAACGGTTGAATCGCAGGATGGCGCCACCTATACGGTGACTGCATACGCTCGTGAGCCTGAATTTAAGAAAGGCATGGACGATTCGCAGATTACCGGCACTGCAAGCAGCTACGCTAGAAAGTACGCTCTGAACGGTCTGTTCTGCATTGACGATACGAAGGACGCTGACACGGACGAGTACCAGAAGCAGACCACAAGCAGGGCAAACAAGCCTGCGCAGAAGCAAACGGAAATGGAAACCATCCCCCCATGCGCTTGCTGCGGAAAGCAGTTGCAGCCTATTCAGTACAACAACCGCACCGTCACTCCGCTGGAAACTGCAAGAAGCACGAAGAAACGCTTTGGGCGCGTCCTGTGTTGGGACTGTGCTCAGAAACAGCCGAAGGAGGGCTAAATAATGCTCAACTCTATCGCAATTCAGGGGCGTCTGGTTCACACACCCGAAGCTAAGGTCACGAAGTCTGGCAAGGATGTTTGTACGTTCAGCATTGCCTGCGACCGTCAGAGTGGCGGTCAGAAGGAAACCGACTTCTTCAACTGCACCGCATTTGGTAACACGGCATTGTTTGTTTCCAAGTGGTTCCAGAAGGGTAGCCTGATTCTGGTGACTGGTAGCATCCAGACCCGGAAATATATCGACAAGCAGGGAAACAACCGCACCGCAACGGAAATCATGGCGAACAAGGTTGACTTCTGCGGTGGCAAGTCTGACAGCAAACCCGCTGATCGGGCGCAGGATGCGCCGCAGAATTACTCTCAGGGTAACGCAGACGACTTCTCTGTGATTGACGATTCATCGGATTTGCCCTTTTAGGACATAAGTCCTGACCGCCTACCTTATATAAGAGCTGCGCTATCTGGCTGGACGGGCGTTTGGAAAGATGAAACACTTGGGCGACATCACAAAGATTTACGGCGACAAGATAGAGCCTGTGGACTGCATCACGTTCGGAAGCCCATGTCAAGACCTATCCATTGCTGGACGCAGGGCAGGACTTGCGGGAGAACGCTCCGGGCTGTTTATGGAAGCGGTTCGAATCATAAAAGAAATGAGGTCAAGCACAAATGGGCTGTATCCAACTTTCGCTGTTTGGGAAAACGTGCCCGGAGCATTCAGTTCCAATGGGGGAGAAGATTTCAGAGCCGTGCTGGAAGAACTTGCCCGCGTGGAACAACCAGACGCTTCAATTCCTCGACCTTCGGGTAGGGGGGGCAGATGGAGAAAAGCTGGAGCAATCGTCGGAAACGGATGGAGCTTGGCTTGGCGACAACTTGACGCTCAATATTGGGGAGTTCCCCAACGCAGAAAGAGAATCGCTCTTGTCGTGGATTTTGGAGGACAACGTGCCGCAGAAATACTATTTGAGCGCACGGGCGTGTCAGGGAATTCTGACGAGAGCGTCAAGGCGTGGGAAGCCACTCCCGGAAGTTCTCAGGCAAGCCCTTATGGACGTGACAGGGGGGACGATTCCTACACCCTGAAAATCCGTAGCGGATGTGCCGGTGGTGGTAAAGGTGCGCTGGTACAAACCGAAAAAAGTGCAACGCTTTCTACACTGCAAGACCAGACGTTGTTTCAACCGATTCCTGTGCTGAACGACCAGGGCGGAAGCGTGATGGATGTGAGCTACGATGTGACGGGCACTTTGAGGGCGCAAGAACACGGACACCAGCCGATAGTTTTTGATGCTCGTGGCAACGGTGACGGAAAAATCGTGCCAACAATTACAGGAGACCACGAAAACAGAATCACAGACTACACGGCTATCGCAATCGAACGCAAGACCTTCAACGAACAGTCTTTCAGCCACTACAAGGAAAGTGACAAATGCTCAACCTTGAAAGCAAAAGCCGGGAACATCGGCAATGGCAGCGAATGCCTGATTGCAGAAAAACATGATTCATCGAAAGCAGATGGCGTTCAGACGAAACCGTTCTGTGCTGGCTTTTCTTACAAAATTGGAGCAAAAGCAATGGGAATCGGATATGAAATAGAAAAAGCTGGAACGTTATCCGCAGAAAGACATGATTCTGCCGTGTTGGAGAAAACCATCCGTTGGATTGTTCGCCGATTGACCCCTGTTGAATGCGAACGGCTACAAGGCTACCCGGACGGATACACCGATATTGTTGATTGGATAGACAGTAAGGGAAAAAAGCACAAATACGCTGACAGCCCACGGTACAAGGCTCTTGGCAACTCCATAGCCCTGCCGCAGTGGTTCTGGTTGGTACAGAAGATGCGCCCTTACCTGAAAGAAAAGCCTACACTAGGTAGCCTGTTTGATGGCCTGGGCGGTTTCCCTCTAGTTTGGCAAAGAGCATACGGCGAGGGAACCGCACGCTGGGCAAGTGAAATCGAAGAGTTCCCGATGGCTGTAACAAAAAGGAGATTTGGCGAAGAATGATTACCTGTTGTCTCAACTGCACATCACGCCACCAAGCCTGCCACGACACCTGCGAGAAGTACAAGGCAGAGAAGAAAGACTTTGAGGAGCGCAAGGCATTCGTGTATGAGCTGAACCACAGCCAGAGCGTGTACCACCGTGATTATGAAGACAAGCACCGGGGACGTGGCAAGAAACGGTTTCTCAGAAGTGAATTTAGAGGTGAACGAGGATGAATAAAAGAAAGTATAAGCCGGGCGGTTACATCATTTCACTTGATGACTTGATGAAACGGGAGTTTGTTTACTGCGCCGGAAAACTTGTTCACAAAGGCTGGTTTGGCAGCTGGCAACTGCGATATGCAAATAGCGAACTTGCAAGACTGCGTATCAGAGAAGCCAAAAAAATCGAGGACAACGAATGAACACCGGCAAGCAGTTTGAAGCAGACTTCAAAGCATCCGTCCCATTCGATGCGTGGTGCTACCGTCTAAAAGACAGTGCTGCCACCTACTACGGCGGCAACGAGAACCTGTCCTTTTCCATCGACAACATCTGCGATTTTCTTGTGTACCGATACCCGATGAACCATCTGTTTGAGCTGAAAACCATAGAAACGCCCTCTATCCCTCTGGAAAAGGTGTTCGGCAAGTACGACAAGGAAAAGTGCAAATACCGCAAGGAAAAGCATATCACGGACATGGTGGATGCAATGGGGTATAGCGGTCAGACCGCCCATGTGTTAGTCAATTACAGGGCGGTCAACCGCACCTTTGCAATCCCTGCTAGCAAGGTTCTGGCGTTCCGTTACAACGAGAGCCGGAAGAGCATCCCTTGGCAGTGGGCAGAACAAGAGGGGATAGAGGTCAAAGCAAAAAGGCTGCGTGTCCATTGGAGGTATGACGTGGATGGATTGCTAAAAAGATTGGAGGACGAATATGGCAACGGCGTTTAAGTGCGACCGATGCGGAGAAGTCTTTGACTGGTATAAATCACCCAGCGGAGAAATCGGAGACGGAAACACTATCCGAAGAGTTGTAACCGGTGCGAATCTGGAGAAATATGTTTCGTACGGCAATGAATACGAGCTTTGCCCCTCTTGCATGGCAAAGCTGAACGACTGGTTAGAACCGAACAAAGAAAAACCAGACGACGGGAACAAAAACGAATGGAACAGCATGACCACTCAACCGCAATGTGGCGTGGCTGTCGAAATCGAGTTTGAAAATGGTGACCTCGACCTTGCGTACCGCAGATACGGCGATAAGCGTTGGTTTCAAAGCAGTGGTGAGTGGGTTTCAAGTGATGTCAAAATCGTTGCATGGAGATACATCGACTGAAAGGAGAACAGAAGTGAGCAAAAAAGTTTCAGACATTCTGCCCAAGACCGAAATCTTAGCGCAGTTGGCAGAAGAAGCGTCCGAACTGGCGCAGGCTGCGTTGAAACTGCGCCGGGCGCTAGACGGAACAAACCCGACACCGAAGAGTGTTGAGGAATGTTTAGAAAATATACAAGAAGAAATGGCGGATGTTTTTGTCTGCCTAACCATGTTTGGCAAGTCCGCCGAAAGAGACGGAATCTTGATTTATAACAGGTACATGGAAAAGGTTATCAAAATCGAAGATGAAAAAGAAGCCCGCTGGCTCTCTCGCCTTGGGACAAAGGAGCAGTCAGATGAATAAGCGCAGAAACCGCCCCTCGTCCGGCAAACAGGCAATGTCAGCCAACCTCCGTAAAATCGCACGACAGAACCAGTTGTACGGATTCCGCATGGCTCTGGACGGAATCGCTGCCACATGGGGCGCACTGATTCAGAATCTTCGGTGCGATGCAGACCTGACCGATGAACAGGTGCAGAAAATCATCCGCATTGGTGACAGGTACTGGGAGATGGTCGGCAAGTTCAAAGAAGAGGACATGACCCCTGACGAGTTTGCAGATTACATCACAGCAAAGTCAGAACAGGTCGAAAAAGAGCTGAGAGAAAGGTGGAGCTGATGGATAAGGAACAGCTTGCTATCGCACGGTTGCAGGACGCTGCACGGCTGTCTGAGCATCGGTACAAGAAACCGCTCATGGTCACATACTCTGGCGGCAAGGATTCGCAGGTGCTTGTAGCACTGGCTGAACGTGCAGGAATCAACTTTGAGGTAGTGAACAGCCACACCACCGCAGATGCGCCGGAGACGGTCTATTTCATCCGTGAGCAGTTCAAGGCGATGGAAGAGCGGGGAATTAAATGCTCCATCGTCATGCCGCGATACAAGGACAAACCTGTGTCCATGTGGACGCTGATTCCACAAATCATGGTTCCACCAACGAGGCTTATGCGTTACTGTTGTTCTGTGTTGAAGGAAACATCTGGTAAAAATCGCTTTATTGCAACTGGCGTTCGTTGGGCTGAGTCGACATCGAGAAAAAACAATCGTGGAATTATGGAATTTAACCATCGTAACAAAGAAAAAAGAATTACGATGATGGGCGACAACGATGAAAAGCGACAACTGTTTGAGACCTGCAACCTTAAGGGTAAGATGACCGTCAATCCGATCGTGGACTGGTCTGACGATGATGTGTGGGATTACACACACAGCGAACACCTGCCCATTAATCCGCTGTATTGTGAAGGGCAAAAACGTGTTGGCTGCATCGGCTGTCCTATGGCTGGTAGGGGGGGCAGACAGCGCGAGTTTATGCGCTGGCCTGCTTACGAGAAAATGTACATCTCAGCGTTTGAACGAATGCTGAAAGCTCGTAAAAAGAGAAATTTTGAATCTGACGGGAAGAAATTCGCGACAGACGATTGGCAGACCGGCATGGACGTGTTCCGCTGGTGGATGGAAGATGACAACATCAGCGGTCAGTTAAGCATGGATGATTTGATGGAGGATAACAATGTTTGAATTTGCAACTCGCTGGCTGGTCTGCCTAGTCCTGCTGGCGGTAGTGGTTCAATCCGAACGGACAATCAAAAACACGGTAGACAACCTGTTTGAAAAACGGCAGGCAATGCTTGTCTGGCTGTTCGTCAACGTGTGTCTGGCCGTTTGTACGGCTGTTGTGATGGGGTGGAAATGATGATTCAGGATATCAACATGGTAGGGCGTGAAAGGCTAGCTTTTCTGTATGGTCTTTATAGTGGCTGTGCGAAATCCGAAACTGAGCTTAATACCAAAGGCATTTATCAGAAAATCGCTTCTGAGTTAGCTTGGTGTTTGGGATTCAACGAGAACTACAGCAAATGTTATGAAATGAACGGGGAATAACCAATGGACAACGAACTTTACTGCCCGATGAAGATGACCAGCAATCCGCTTGGTCGGTGCGTATGCGAGAAAGAAAAGTGTGCTTGGTGGCGGCGGTTGGACAACTGCTGTTCCGTCTGGTGGATTGCACGAAAGATAGACAGAATTGAAACGAAGATGAAGAGGTGAGAGTGTGAAACTGGTTGATGTTGACCCAATCATTGCGGCGTGGAAAACTGTTGGCGTTGATAAAAAGAATGAAGCGAAGCCGTTTTTGGATAGCAAAAACTTCATCGTATACATACAAGGACAAATCAGAAACACCATTGGAGATGTATTTTTAGATTTAGCCAACGTATTGGAAAAATCTGAGCCCGTCAATATATGGTTTGATGCCAAGAAAGTTTTGCCCGAAAAAGAAAAAGAAGTTCTCGTAAAAAGAGAAAAGTTCGGCATTGAAATTGCATTTTTGTCTTATGACGGATTATGGCAAGAGCACGACGAGTACATTGTATTTGGAGATGTAACTCATTGGGCATATCTTCCTGAACCGCCAAAGGAGGTCTGATACATGGCAACACCCCAGAAGCGTGGTCGTGGCAGACCGCCGCTGACCGAAGCTGAAAAGAAAAAGCGTGAGAAACGGGCGCAAAAGGCGAAAGAAGAAGCCGCTGCGAAGCGTGAGAAAGAGCGTGAGAAGAAAAAACAGCAGATGCTTAACAAGCGGAAATCTATCCGCTCACAGGTGAGTAAAAAGGTGAAAGAACAACAGGAGTTGGCAATCACGAGGTCTAAGATGCTGAACACGGGCGATTTGCAGTCGAGAATCGGTGATGAAGAGGACAAGAAGGTCATCGGCATGATTGCAGCCAAATATTTTGGCGACCTTCCGAGCGTGGACATGAACAACCCGATTGAAGTGCAGCAACGCCTTGACTTCTTCTTTGATGCTTGCATCGAAGCCAGAATCTCCCCTGTGGTGGAATGGATCGCACTGGTGCTGGGCATCGAATGGGTGAGCCTGAAGCAAATTATGGCGGGAAAGCGCCGTGACGATAGCTTACAGCAGAAGTACATCTTGAAGCTGATTCTGCAAATGCAGTCCATGTGGGCGTACAACGGTATGTACGGTCAGGAGAATCCAGCAGAGTGGATTTTCCGAGCCAAAAACTACTTTGGTATGCGCGACAACGTGGAAGTCACCGTTGCACCGCCTGAGCAGCCGTTGGGCGATGCCCAGAGCGCAGAGCAGTTGGCTCAGAAGTACCAGACGGCTTTGCCGAAAGGGATTGACGTGGAGTACAGAGAGGTGACAAGCGATGGGGAGCAATCATGGACAAAGAATCATGTAGCGATGTGACGGTCTCAAGATATCGAATAAGAAAAGAAAAAGGACTGTGTCCAAGATGTGGAAAACCTAACAACAGCGGTTTTGTTGCTTGTGAAAAGTGCCGTGAAGAAGAAGTTCTCACGAAACGCTGGTATGAATCGCATGGTTTCTGCCCTATCTGTCATAACGAATCAGCCCCAAAGCATAAACTCTGTGAAGTTTGCCTTGTGAAAACAAGCAAAAGGAACGCAAAAAGGCGTTCAAAAATGACAGTTGAACAGAAAAAAAGGCAGGCAGAAGCCGCAGAGAGAACAAGAAGAAAGCACATTGAACAGGGCTTATGCGGGAAATGCGGCAAACGCCCATCGTGGGATGGCAGACAACTGTGTTACGAATGCACGTTAAAACAAAGACGACAAAACAGCAAAAAGAAATACGATTATAAAGACCCGAATGGGTGCTTTAGATGCGGTAAACCATGCGTTAAAGGGAAACGTCTTTGCACTGAGCATTATAAAATCTCTTGCGATAGCATTAAAAAAGCAAGAGAATCTACCGCATTTGCAGAAGCTCAGAAGAAAAACAAAGCGAAAATTGATGCTATGTGGAGTGAAATGATATGGAGAGAGCAGAAGAACGCAAGTTGATTGACTTCTCCGACCCCTGCCTAAGCACGTTCCTTCCTGTCCTCTTGCAAGACCACACGACAGGTAAGAACATCATCTGGGCGACAGACCCGCCGCCTGAACTGGGCGTGGGCTTTGCGGATGAAATCACGTTAGAACAAATCAAGAAGTGCCCGCCAGTGCCACGAGTTCTCAAGCGTCTGGATGAGCAGAAGCAAAGAACCAAAGCAAGAGCAGAAGTTTTCACTCCTTCTTGGGTCTGCGAAAAGATAATAGACATGGGCGAAGAAAACGGTGCGATGCCCGATATGAAGAAAGAACCTATCAAGTACATTCATTCGACAGTCCTTGAAATTACCTGCGGAGAAGCGCCATTCCTTGTGAACCGATACGACACGGTAACAGGCAAAAAAATTCCAGTACCAAGACGGAAAGGACTATTTGACCGCAAACTGAAATGTGTAAACAACTGGTTTGATTGGAATGTCTGGACATGGCACGATGTGGCAGAGGACGCAACGAAGACTACATACGGCTATGAGTGGCAGGGTGACAGCCTGTTGTTTGCAAGAGCAAATATGCTCCTGACATGGCGAGAGAACTTTAAGTGGCTGTTTGGCATAGAGCCTGACGCTGGGAAGGTTCGCGAGATGGCTGCTATCATCTCATGGAACGTCTGGCAGATGGATGGGCTGAAAAAGACCGTACCCGGCACGGATATTCCGTGCAAAATCAAAGACTGGAAAACCGACAAGGAAATTCTGTTCAAGGACATTGGAGAGGAAAAATAAGTAATGGTTGTTTTTGTTACGAAAAGAGAGTTAGAGGACGAAGATTGGAAAACACATATTGCTCAAGGTAAAGAGAGGATTCCAGCCGGAGCAAAAGTAGAACTTGTCAAGAAAATCGAAAATTTTTATGGAACGTATTACCTTTGCAACTACAAAGGTAAAAACTATTATCTTGACCCTCGCGACTTAAAATTGGAAGAGGAGTATTTTGACTAATGCAAACCGACAGAGGAATTTACCACAAGCGAGTATGTGACCGTTGCGGAGCAGTTCTGGGCGGCAGGATGATGAACCCTGACGAATACTTCAAGGACTGGGCGTGGCGCAGGGACACAGGCGACTTGTGCCCGGAGTGCTATGCAGAGTATAAGCGAGTGATCGGGCGGTTCAATGCCAACAGAAGGAGAAAGAAAGGACAGAGGAAATGAGATTTTGTGGGATATACAGATGCAAACAATGCGGTTCTGTATTTTCGGCCAATGAATTAAAGAACTTGCAGTATGAAATGGCTCGTGGGTTGTTTTCAAACACAAACGAAAACAATGCAGCAAAATGCGCAAAAGAAACAATGGAAATGATTGTACATAGATGTGATCCTGTTACTGTTGGCGTTTGCGAACAAATCGGATGGATGAAGTACAAATGAGTTTCTATTGCACTACCGAACATTGCTCTTGCATGGGCATCAAGCAGTTCTCCGCTGGCAAGGCTATCCAATGCACAGCAGAATCCTGCAAGAACAAATCTGAGCCATCCTGCGGCTCTTGCAAATGGTACGCAGAGCTGGAGGGCGTGTGCGTAAACGACCAGTCAGAACACGTTGCAGACTTCGTGTGGGACGCACGCGGATGCAAGGAATGGGAGAAAAAAGATGAAACGTCAGCAGACCTATAAAGGGCTTATTGGAAAGGGCTGGTACGACCAAAGCGAATACAGTCACTATTTTGCAGCGTGGGCAAACCACCGCAACAACTGGGCTATCCGCAAGGCTGACAACCGCAAGCTGGCAAAGGCAAGATTGAAGCAGATTGAACGCCAGCAAATCAAAAAGGAGCTGGACGAATATGAGCTATGATATTTCACTGTGCGACCCAGTAACGCACAAACCGCTCAAAGCCGATAGTACGCATTTTATCGCAGGTGGTATGCGAGCTATGGGCGGTACAAAAGAACTGTGGCTCAACGTCACCTATAATTACGGTCACTTCTATTATCGACCAGAAGTATTTGGTGAGGGCGGTATCCGTTCCATCTATGGCAAAACAGGCGCAGAGAGTATTCCGATGCTTGAAAAGGCTATTTCTGCACTAGGTGACGATGTGGACGATAGCGACTACTGGAACGCAACAGAGGGCAACGCCAAACGTGTCCTGCACGGTTTGCTTGCGTTTGCAAAGATGCGCCCTGACGGCGTGTGGGATGGAGATTGAAAGGAGAGAACATGGAAGTCAGACCGATTGATGCTAATGAACTACGTCAAAACATCGAGGCGTGGATTCAGGAGTATAACGATGGAACAATAGGTGGCTTGTCGTTAGACGATGTGCTTGATTACATCGACACCGCGCCGACAATTGAGGTGAAAGGCAATGGCTAACTATCCAGAATACCTTGAACGAAACGCACTTATTGAAAGAATCGAGAAAGCATATTGCGATGATTGCGAGAACTACAATGGAGTTAGATGCAGTGCTTGCGGTATTGGCGATGCCATTGAAGTTGTGGAAGATGCCCCGACAGCCTTAGAGCGTACCGCTGAATGGATTGCGCAGGACGATACATTCACAATGTTCGAGTGTAGCAGATGTCACACAAAAAATCATCATACACGTTGGAACTACTGCCCGAGCTGTGGTTCTTTGATGGAGAACAAAGAAGATGGCTAACACACTCTGGCATCCAGCAAGCGAACCGCCACGAAAGCGAACGCAGCCTTTGTTGCTTGCGGCTAAAACAACATGGCGTGATAAAGATGGAAAAATGTTGCAAGGCTTTTCGCCGACAGCGTACTTTCTTGGCTGTTACGAAGACGGTCAGTTCTGGGACGAGATAGGCGAGAGACTGCCGAAAGATGTGACGGTAACGCATTGGATGGCGTTTCCGACGGTGTAGGAGGACAATATGAGCGAAAGCAAAGTGATTTGGCACTCCATTAAAAAAGAAGGGCTTCCGCCTGACGATTGCGATGCGGTGCTTGTTTCTATGCAAACCCTTATTGGAGACAAACCAGAAGTATTTGAGGCGGTTTGGAATGGTCGATGCTGGACTGATACCTACGAAGGATACTACAATTTCGAGAAAAGCGAGTTTGGCGAAAAGTACGCACAAGTGACGCACTGGGCGTATATGCCAGAACCACCAAATGAGGATTGAGTATGACGAACAAGAAGTTTGGCATCATCGTTATGGACTTGAGCCTTTTTGACTTTGGGCCGAAGCCGCCTTGTGGGTACATCAAGGCAAAACATATCCGCCCAGCTTACGGCAAAGGCGCAAGTCCTGTCAAGGCGCATAAGCGAATCACGAGAACGAGAGAGGGGTTTAGAAAATGACAGAACTCAAGAGATGCCCGTTCTGCGGTGGGAAAGTTGCCATTGCCGAAACAGGGACTGATACAAAGAAGTGGATGTTTATTTCGAGAGCGCGCGGAGAAAACAAATGCACTTGCCGTGTTTTTATGGAAAGTGGGGAGTATTGGTTTGATTGCTCCGAAGAGGATAAAGAAAGAATTAAAGCCGACCTTATCGAAGCATGGAACAAACGCTACAAAGAGGATTAAGTATGGAGCAGGAACGCAAGCCGAGAACATCAATGATTCTTCTGTTGGAACACGTTCATGCGATGGACGAGCTGACAGACGAGGAATTTGGAGAATTCATCCGCAACTACGCACAGTATGTTGAGATTGGACTTGAGCCAGCATACGACAACGACCGTGCTATGCGGATGCTCTGGAAAGTCGTTAAGGCGTTCGATGATATGAATGCGCAGAAAAGGCAAGAGCGAATTGAGAAAAACAGGCGGAGCGCAAATAAGCGTTGGAACGATGAAAAATGCAAATGCATACAAACGAATACCAATGATGCAAACGCATACGCTGGTATGCAAAATATGCAAATGGATGCAAACGATGCCTTATCTGTATCTGAATCTGTATCTGAATCTGAAAAAAAAGAAAAATGTGAAAAGAAAAATACCAACGAAGTAAAACGCTTCAAAGCACCGACTGTCGAGCAAGCAAGAGAATACTTTTCAGAGAAGGGTTACATGGAATCGGAAGCAGAGCGGTTTGTTGACCACTTCACGGCAAATGGCTGGAAGGTCGGAAAGTCGCCTATGAAGGACTGGAAAGCTGCTGCACGGAACTGGATGCGTAACGTGAAAGACTGGAACGGCGGCTATCAGCAGACAATGGCTGAATTGCCTGACGAGGGAGACTTTCTGCGGTGAATATTGAAAATCAGACCCAATACATCCTGCTGGGGGCAGTCCTCACGTTCTCTGAGTATGCCGATGTGCTGCAAGACCTTAAAATCGACGATTTTTGCCCAGAACTGCGTGATACATTCGCTGCCATTCGCGGCTATTGGGAACACAACGACAAATGGAACCCGGTAGAAGTTATGGGGCGGTACGATAACTGCAAGAAAGCAATGGGTGAATGTCTGGATGCCTTCGGAGCAGAGTTCATCCGAAACGTCACCCATGACATGATGCTTGGATGGACTGGAATCGTCAAGGAACAGGCAGCATTGTCCAGAGCCAGAGAGATTGCGTTCAAAATCGTTGATGGCTCGACCAGATACGCAGACCTGACGGGCATTTATGAGCAGCTAGGCGAAGCAATCAATCTGCACACCGAGAGAAGCGACTTTATACCCATGTGTGACGGCATAGACAATTACATCCGCAAGCTGGATGATAAACCGGAGTATATCAGCACAGGGCTTAAAGTGCTGGATAACAACTTACATCTTGTGCCGGGCAACTTCATTGTGATCGGCGGCAGACCGTCTGCTGGCAAAACTGCTCTGTCCCTGCAACTTGCCTGTGAAATAGCCAAGAACGGACGCAAGGTGGCGTATTTCAGCCTAGAGACTGACCCGGATACCCTCTATGCTCGTATCATCGCAAACCAGCTGGGCGTACCGCTGCACACGGTCAAAAACAAGACCGTCAGCATTAACGAGCTTGACCGGCTGGCAGCTATCAAAAAATATCCGCTGTTTGTCCGCTCTGCCGCCGGTAAGGGTGTTGGGTGGATTAGAACGCAGTCCATCAGGATGCAAGCCAAAGTAGTGTTCATCGACTATTTGCAGCTTATCCATCAAGCCGGAGCGAAAGACCGATACAGTGCCGTCACGGAGATCAGCATGGCACTGCATGAGTTTGCACAGTCCACAGGAACGCTGGTGGTGGCACTTGCACAGCTCAATCGAGAGACCGCAAGAGCGGGTATCCCACCGACCGCCGCAGACCTGCGAGAATCCGGGCAAATCGAGCAGGACGCAGATGCAATCATCCTGCTGGCACAGAAAGTAAAAACGCAAAAGAGACCAGAAGAGCATTATCACTTTGCGCTTGAGAAGAACAAAGAGGGCAACGTGGGGTCACTAGACATCACGTTCCAGATGGAAACACAGCAGTTCAAAGAATGCGTGTGGATGTAACGAGAGGAGAACAAGCATGAAATACCGAAAGAAGCCAGTTGTTATCGAAGCATTCAAGCTCAATGCACGAGGACTTGTTGGAGCAGATTGGTTCTGGGATGCAGTAAGTAGCAATGATATTATCACGCATGACATCGGAAAGTTTTACGATGGACCTGCGTGGTGCGAGATTAAAACGCTTGAAGGGACTATGATTGCGAGGACTGGCGATTATATCATTCGTGGCGTAAATGGCGAAATCTACCCGTGTAAACCTGACATTTTCGAGAAAACATACGAAGCGATTGAGTGATAGTAGCCTAGCATCTCTTCTGTGCTCGTATCGTCACAGTAGAATAGGAAAGAAAAACAGATAACAGGGTCTGGGCGATAAAGTTACCGCCTGAACCCCATAAATATTTTTCATCAATCAACAAACGGAGGGAAACGATTATGAACATCACTCGACTGGAACAAGAGACCATCGTCAACTTCAACGCAGCGGAAGATACTGCATCGGTTTATACCGCTGACCCGGTGTATATGCGCAAGCTTGACAAGCTGTGCGAACGTGAGCCTGCATCGTACAAGCTGGTCAAACAGGACAAGGACGGTAAGTGGTATGAGATGCCCAAGCGACTGGTTCGGTTTGCAACCACAAGAATTATGACGGACGAACAGAAAGAAGCGGCTGCGGAGCGTATGCGCAAGATGCAAGCAGATAGCAGAATTCAAATCTCCGCTATAATCACCAATTAACAAACGGAATGAAAAGCATGGAATGGTATCAGGTGGTAAAACTACCCTCTGCGACTATTCCATGCTTTTTTCGTCTGTTATTTATCGAGAGAAAACGGCAAGGTCTGATTTTGAGCAGAAACCGTCTTGATCGAGTGACGTTTGGGCTGATATGACTACGACTATCAGCGTGATGCGTTTGAATGCGAATGGATGCACGTGATGCGTTTGCATCCAATCTTCCCCCCTTTCTTCCCCCTCTTTCCCCTACAACCCCTATTACTCCCTATAATCCCCCTAACTCCCCCCCCTCAAACAAATAAATTGTTTGAGGCCCCCATGCCAAAATGGTTTGACAACTGCGACAACTGAAAACGACAACCGAATGTTTTTGCAAAGGTTCTTTCCCCCTACAACCCTCTATCTCCAAAGCTACACCGTTAGCCAGCAGAGCAGACCGTAGGCGAGAACTGGCGTGAAGTTCGGGCTGGTGGATGGTTTACGACTATTTCACATGGAGAATTGACTTCATTTTGTTGTCGGTTGAATATGTACAAATGTTGCATTGACTATTCCTAGCAGAATGCTATGGATTACTTGAAATATCACAGTGCATTACTGGGAATTAAAACAAGCAGGAACAGACCGAATCGGATGGTACGAGTTATTATACGAAATAATCTGTGATTATCGGGAGCAACTATATCTGTATACTATAATAAGTACGGTTATTATACGAAATAGATATAACTATCGAAAGAATAAATTATGCGAAATTGGAACGAGAGGTGATTTTTGGTGTGGTCGGATGGCTTAGCGACTATCGCACCTCTCTTTCTCTAAAAGGAGAACGACTATTTCACACAAAAAACACACGACTATTTGACGATAATTTGAAAGAAAACGCTACTACTATTACTCTACGACTATCGGCGAACTGCTCGTTACTATACTATATATAGGACTTTAAAAGCTAGTCGTCTGACGACTTTACGACTATTCCACGACTATTTTATTGGAGAAACTACGACTATTGGCTACGACTATTTCAGAAGCTGTTACGACTATTCCAGTCGGAACGCTACGACTATTGCTTGCCCTTATTGGCTATCGGGCGAAAGCCCGAAAAGAGACACGGCGGTAGCCGTCAATTGTTCCGCGCCGCCGTGCCAGGAAGAAAGCACAATGCCAGGCTAATGCCAGGCGTGGAAAGTATCGAGACCCCGCCGGGCTTGCATGGTCTGTGGTGTGCTGTACTGTCTGGCATAGATCTATAACAGGTGGGCACCGTTGCGCCTTATATACCTTATTATAATAGGGCGGTCTGTGCTGGCCTGTACAGCCGCCCGGCGTGGCGGTGGTATCCGGTATGCGCTGGAGGGCGTTCGGGCGCTGTGATACGCTCCAGCGTGTCGCAGACGGTATTATAGCTGCTTGTGTCGGTCTGGTATCTGCGGCGGCCGAGCGGTACAAATTGCAGGAAAAACGCCTGTAAAGCCCTGCGTGCTGTTTTATGGCGTGGGCGGTATAAATTGCATTTACGGCACAAAACGCGCTGTAAACGCTTGTATTGGGCTACATTTTAGCAGGGCAAAATAAAAGCCCTGCACCCTCAGCAGATGCAAGGCAAAAGAAAAGCCCCGCCAGCGTGGGCGGGGTGCCGGATGGGATCAGGGCGCTTTGATTGGTGCGCCCTGTCAAGGTGTCCGGGTCAATGGTATTTCTTTTTCATGTGTTCAACTGCGGCGGATGCTTCACGGCGGGTGTCGCAGTGGCAGCTTTCGTAAACGATGAAAGCGGGCATTGTTACGCCGGGGCCGCCGGTCGGGTTTAACTCACCGCCCTTGTGGGTGTATCCGGCACGAACCGTGAAACCGCCGCGGCTGGATGGTGTGATTTTATATTCCATGCGTGACCTCCGATATTTGATTTTCAAAGCGTTTCGCTTGCCCTGGTAGGGCTTGCAGTTTTCGTGTGGCCCTTGCGGGCTTGGGCGGGGTGGAAATGTGCTTGTTATGCGTTATAACCGGGGTGCAACGCGTTATACAGTGCAGTAGTTGCAAGCACCTTGACGGGGACAATTGCGCGCGTGCCGTCTGCCTGCGGTACAGACAAGGATAGACCGGCGGCAATGGTGTTATCAATCGCGCCGTTATAATCGCGGGATGTTGCGCCCTGCTGCGGATTGCAAAGCACATATACAGTTGCCCCCATACCATCGCGGGCGGCATGGTCAGCATACAAACCGTTAAGGGTGCAGCCGCCCACATTATAGCTCCCGTCGTGCACGTCTGCGGGTAACTCGATCATAACGGCTTTGCGATACGGTACGCCCTGCGGCTTGTGTACTGTCCAGCCCTCTGCCGTTAACTTGTCGGTGCCTTGGGGGCCCTCCGGGCGGGTGCTGACGCTGGACACAACGCCATAAGAGCGGGACACGGTGCCATTGATTGCAACAACGGCGTCAATAATAACCTGTGCAGATGCCATAATAATAACCCTCCTGCGGCTTGCAGCCGTCTTATTAACTAGATTGTACCATATCGCAAGCCCCATTAACAGGACTTGCAGAAAGTTTTTTTGCCCTTTTGGGATGGGGAGGGGTTGCTTTACGGTGCAGCCCCGCTAAAGTGTCCGTGTGGCGTCACTTGGACGCCTTAAACAACGCAGAGAAAAACCAAAAGAAAAACAGGATGCAAGAAAATATCATGCGTGCACCTCCATCCTAACGCCAAAATTGGTAAAGGTGCGGCGCTGTGAGATTGTGACAGGCTCAAGCCCTGCCGTGCTGATACCATAGCGGACGCACTCTTTAGCCGTGTACAGCTCACCGCCGATTAGATACCGCTTGACCTTGCCACAATAGGCGCCAGCGGACACAACCGCCCGCCCGTCAAGCCCTGCCGGAATACGATAGTATAACATAAGTTGCACCCCCCTTATACCACGCTAAAACGCTTGTAGCTGGTTTTGCTGCTGCACTCAGCGTATACATCCGGGTGCAGCGTCTTGAGTAGCTTGCTATCAAGTCGGACACTCTGCACGTCCTTGTAAATGGCCTTTGCAGTGCCTTGCACCATTTCGGGTGCGCCGTGCATCATGTCAATTATTTCAGCCTTTACGGCGTCGTTCATTGCTTCAAGCTCTTCAATGAGCCGCTTGTTTTCGCGGTATGCGTTCACTTTTTCTTCAAACGTCGTCATTTTTTAGCCCTCCATTAGCTTTTTGTAATTCAAGATCTGTTCACGCGTTAGCCATTCCGGCTTTTGCTTGATGCTATCATACAAGTAAAGCATACTTTCAATTTGCTCTTTTACGCTTTCAGCCCACAAATATTTTTCATGCCGTGCGCCGAATCCCAAAAAATACTCACAATCAATCCGCATACGGTCAAGCAAGCAATATTTTCTTTCGGTGGAAAGAGAATCTAAATATTTTTGATATTTCATTGTTTATTTCTCCCTTGTTAGCTGTTGAGAAATGCGATCATAACCAGCGCGCCGGAGACCATGCCGCCGATGTACCAGAGGGCGGCCCACTGGGAAAAGTCCAAAGTAATCATATTGTAAACCCTCCATCAATCAAACTCAGGCATTGCCAAAATGATTTTTTTGCAACGCTCAACGCTGAGGCGGTACGGCTTGGAGCGGGTCAGGTTGTCCGCTACAATCTGAGTATATACCATTAACGGCAGTTCAAAAAGCCCAGCACACTTGGGATACAGGCGAACAGCCTGATTGCGAATTTCTGCGTTAAGTTCGTCAGATCTGGTCATTTTTATACCTCCGTGTATCCGTCTGCAATGGCCTGCGCCTTGATCGTGTCCATATCCCGCTTTGCTACAATAGGGACGTCCTTAGATACCCAGCCGTCAGGGACGCGGGAAAAGGTCTTTGCGTTGGTGTCGATGCACAGATAATGCGCCATCCCGTATGCGTTGGTCTTGGTTCTGAATTCTAACTTCATGGGTTTGTCCTCCTGTTTTGTGGTGGTGTTTGGTAGGTGTTACGCTTTCTTGCGTCTGATTATATTATACGCTTTCTTGCGTAAATGTCAATAGGCATTTACGCTTTTTTGCGTACTTATTTTTGAGGTTTTGGGCTGTCCGCTTTTGCTCAGTTTCGGACACACTCCACGTTCTCCAGCGCCCGCCGCTATCCAGATCACCCCGCGCGGCCTGTCTGGCATCGAGTGCAGACCGGTGCAGCGTGTCCAGCGTCCGGGCGTGTGTGCCTGTGCGCGGTCTGCTGCGGGCATGGTCTGCCTTGCATCTGGCACGGCCTGCGCTGCTGCCTGTTCTGTGCAGTCCCCCCGGGTGTGCTGGGGCTGTGGTCTCCACCGGCGGGGTATGCAAGGAGCGCCGGGGGTGGGGTGGGTCATGCCCGCGATAAAATTTTTCAAAGAAAAAGGCGTTTTCGGCGTTCCTCTTACCAACACCCACCCCTCCTTCACAAAACGACACCCATCCGATTGTGCAAGTCTCCAAAAATTCCTAAAAATACAAAAAGACCCCTTTCGGAGCCTAGATTGTGCTATAATCAGCTAAAGGCAACAAGCCAAAGGAAGGGAGAATCGAAATGAGAAAGAGAATTGTTGCGGCCTTACTAATTGCCGCGATGTGCGTTCTGCTATTTGTCGGATGCTCTGATTCTGGTTCAGGTGGAATCAATGGCGGCAATGGAAGCCAAACGGGTTCAAACGAAAGCGTATCTGTAAAACTTCTTGGAGCGTCTTGGTATCGCAATTTAGGATATATTAACCAAACTTATGCTGTTGAAGTCACAAACAATAACAAAAACAAAGCAGTAAGTCTTGCTCAGCTTACGGTTGCAGTAAAAGATTCTGATGGCAAGATTATAAAAGTTGATACAAGCTATATTGGGACAATTGCTGCTGGCGATACAATTCGTTATGCTGACTATGTTACGTTCCAAGGAGGAGAGCCTTCTACTGTTTCGGTTTCAGCCAGTTCTTCTTATTATATCGATAATAGTAATTCGATTTATTCTTCTGATATAAAAGCTTCTGACTTAAACTACATTGATGGCAAATACTATGGCCGAATTACTGGCAACGTAACAAATTCTAGCAATAAAGATTCAAGCCGAGTTCGCGTATCCGTTATTTTCCAAAAAGGAGGCGTTGTTTTAGGCGGAGATTACGATTATATTTATGATGTAAATGCAAATTCTTCCGTACCATTTGAAATAGAATTTAACAAAAACGATTTTGATTTCGATTCTTATGAAGTTGTTGCTATAAATTGGTAAAAATAAAAAGCCAGCGGCTAGATGTTCTCTAACCACTGGCTTTTTTATTGGACTATTTCACGGAGGACAAAAATGTCCGCCGTATGAGTTTTGCTCAAAAATGAGCAAAACCTCAATTATCCGTTTCTACGGATGCTTGCATAGAGCAGACGGAACGTCTCACGGCCTTTCGGCGTTACTCTGGTCTGTACGCCACCGTGCTTGTTTTTCTGGTTGCAGTATTCCTTGACCGCAAACAGGCCGTCGCCCTTGCCCGCTTTCGGCAGGATGCCCTTGTTCTTGTCACGGTAGATGTACCCGTCAGAAATAAGCATCTTGATAAACAGACGTTCAGGGATGCGCAGTTCCTTTGCGGTCGATCGGAAATTGGTAGACACGTTCCACGCCACGAGGTCGTCAAAGTAGTCCGCCTTAGGCTGCATCTCCTCGTTCTTCTCGCAGAGCTGCTTGTTCTGCGTCTGCAACGCTGCGTTCTTTTCCTTCTCGGCCTTCATGTTCTGAATCAGCCCGATCACAAAGTCCGGGTTGGCAATAGCCGTCTCCAACAGGTTGTCGGTCATGTACATCCCGTTTTTACGGATGGACGGCAAGACTTCGTGAGTGACCCAGTGCTTGAACCGCTGTGCGCTTTCCAGCTTGCTGCTAAAAATCAGACTGTATAGGCCGGATTCGTTGATGATGGTTGTCTTGCTCTTGTAATTAGAACCATCACCCTGAATCAGGGTAGTGGTTTTATCTTGCTCATCAACGTGTGCTGACAGTGCGTTCTCAGGCTTTGCGTAGCCAAGCGCTACCGCAATGTCCTTGCCAACAAACCAAGGGTCATCGTCAATGAGCATGACACGGATTTCACCAAACTCGGCGTTGTTGAAGATTTTGATGTTCTCAGACAAAGAAAGTTGCATTAAAAAGCTCCTTTTCACTTGTGAGAGAAGCAATTTTCTGCTATAATAACGGCGAGAGAATGCTTCTCTCAGGGTTGATATGATACGTTCGCTGTGGTCGCCAAACTTTAGCGAGCGTATCATTTTTCGTTTTCATCATTTGGCATGGGGTACTTCTCAAGGTATGCATCGCGGACGGCCTGTGACAGCGATACGCGGCACTTCTTGCAGTGCTCCACCAGCAACTCGTACTGACGATCAGTGAAGCCGACGGCTACCTGATGGCGGTATGCTTCGATGTAGGGACTTCTTGCCATGTTCTTATCTCCTTTCTTTGAGGTGCATTAAGTTTAATCGCAAAATGTAGTAAAGTCAAGCGGAATTAGACCCACGAAACACTACATTTAGTGTTCGTTCATCTTGACAAACCACTTTCTACGTTTTGCACAAAACTCAGCCATTATTTTTGGCTGCTCCCGCTTCGTACCCTGCCCGGTAGTTCAGTTCGGACAGCTTGCCCAGCGCTTCTGCGTACTCCATGTCCTCGCTGGTCGGTTCTTTGCCGTGTGAGAGGGTTTTCAGAAATTCTTCGGTTGTCGTGGGAAAGTTCATGTTTTTTGCTCCTTTCTATTGCAGAAGCGGTCTGCTTCTGCTATAATAATTGACAGAAACCGAGACTGCGCCCTTGGTTGCGCAGCTTCTGTTTTGTGGTGGAATAGGTCGTCAGCGCTACTTTGGTCGGTGGGCTGGCGGCCTATTTTTTTATGCCACAAAGGATAAATCTGCCGTTGCTGGCTGATTCATCGTGTGTTCTGCTGTCTTAGATTATAGACGCTTGGTATATAGTTGTCAACAGCCCAATTTGTATAATTTGCATCAGATATATCTGAATTTGTGTCACAGATGTGTGATATTTGATAGCGGTTCGCTCCCAGAATGTAAATAAATAAGTTTACAAACAGATTTTTCACATTACGAATTATCGCTCTTTTTATAAAATATATACATTCTGTAAATATAATTCGGTCACATAAGTGAGACCTCAGAAATATCTGGACTTGGTGATAGTAAAATTGAGAAAACTCTTGACAATTTACGCTAGAAAGCGTATACTGGCATTAAAGAAAGAGAGGAACGAAAAAATGGCTGCAACGAATAACAAGGTGAACTCAAGCGAAATTCTTCGTGACATAATGAAGAATCAGCATAAAACATACGAATATCTCCGAGAAAAGCTTGACTACAAAACCATTTCCAGCGCATCTTCTCGTGTCCTCGCTGATGATATGAAATTATCCACAATGGTTCAAATTCTTGAGGTTTTCGGGTACAGACTGGTCGTAGAACCTGCAAATGGGAAACTTACTCGTGCTGGCTGCTATGAAGTAGTAGAGGAAAAGGACGGTGAACCAGAATGATTTACGGTTACGCTCGTGTCAGCTCCGCTGGACAGGCGATTGATGGCAACAGCCTTGAAGCTCAGTCGGAACTTCTGAAAGCCAACGGCGCACAGAAAATCTTTTCGGACGTTTACACCGGCACAAAGCTGCATCGACCCGAATTGGACAAGCTTATGGCTGAAATCCAGCCGGGAGACACGCTGATCGTGGCGAAACTTGACCGCATTGCTCGTTCCGCTAAGAATGGTCTTGAACTGATAGACCAGTTCATTGATAAGGGCGTTTCGGTGAATATCCTGAACATGGGGGTTATGAACAACTCCCCCACCGGCAAGGTCATTCGCACTGTGATGCTTGCATTCGCCGAGTTTGAGCGTGACATGATTGTTGAACGCACCAGAGAGGGCAAGAAGATTGCCAGTCAGCGCCCTGATTACAGGGAAGGCCGCAAACCCACCGAGTATGATCGAAACCTTTTTGACGTTCTCCATGAGCAGGTGGAGAAGCGCATTCTCACGGTCACGGACGCTGCCAAACAGCTTGGCGTGACCCGCCAGACATGGTATCGGATTGCTGAACAGAACAGGTGAAATTGTTCGCAACCTAGAATAAAAACAAAAAAAGAAAGGGAAAATAGCATGAAAACCGCAAAATTGTCAGATCAGAGCTTGAAGCTCATTGAAACGTTGTGCGATTACACCGACAAGCCCGATATCCTCAATGCCATCGCAGACGCCTTGTACTACGATGCGGACGAGCTGAAACGCAGGCTCAACCAGCTTGCAGAAGAAGTCAAATAAACTGAGCAGCCCATTTATTAAGATGGATTTTAGCAAATAATTTTCCGAAAGCAGCATTATAAAACCGAATATTTGATTTTTGTGCAGTTGTAGGCACTCTTTACATTTTCAGGTAGGGGGTGCCTATTTTTTTATGCAGCCAAAGCAGTGTATCGCCATCATTGACAGCATCAAAGCGTATGCAAAGCAAAATCCGACCGAAGCGCAGGTCTACGAGGACTGGTTTCAGGCGGTGGTGAACCTGAGAGACGCTTTGCCACAGGACAAACGGTTTGATGCCTACAAATACTCTGGTGAGCTGCGCTCTGTCTGTGCAGCCATGATGGGCAAGATGAAAACAGGAGAGGACGTGGCGAAGGTATATGACATTATCGGCCGGACGTACCTGTTTGAAGCAAAAGATGTGTTCGACAGCTATTGCATCTACCTTGAATGGAATCGTGCGCCGGAAAAGAAGTTCTATCAGCCACGAAGAAAAGTGCTTTTGACGTTGGTGCGTGACCTAGAGGACTTGTTTTTCCATCGTGTAGAATTTCTTGGGGTTAGTCAGCCCCCGCGTACAGGAAAAAGTACGCTCTGTATATTTTTTATCACATGGCTAATGGGTAATCGCCCTGACGTTGCATCGGTTATGAGCGGACATTCCGACAAGCTGACCAACGGCTTCTACGGCGAAGTGCTGTCTATCATCACTGACCCTGTTACTTACAACTGGGGCAAAATCTTCCCTGACGTTCAGCTTGTGGACAAGAGCGCAAAGGACGAAAGCGTTGACCTGAACCGAAAGAAGCGCTTCCCCACCCTGACTTGCCGATCTATTGGCGGCACTCTGACTGGTGCTGTTGAAATCGGTGAGGGCGGCGTTTTGTACAGCGATGACTTGATCGAGGACTTGGAGGAAAGCCTAAACGTTGAACGTCTGAACAACAAGTACGATGCCTATCTGAACCAGCTGAAAGACCGTAAAAAGCAAGGCGCATTAGAGCTGATGGTCGGCACGCGCTGGAACGTGCTTGACCCTTTGGGACGCATCCAGAACCAGTATGCAGACAACCCGAAGTACAGATTCCGTGTGATTCCTGCGGTGGATGAGAACGGACACAGCAACTTCAATTATGACTATGGCGTTGGATTTGACGATGCCTACTATGCCGATATGAAAGCCAGCATTGATGATGCAACATGGTGGGCAAAGTACATGGGTAAGCCCTATGTGCGTGAAGGTCTGCTGTTTCCTGCCGATGAACTGCGGTATTTCAACGGCGTTCTGCCTGATGGAGAGCCTGATCGCAAGCTCATGGTCATGGATATTGCATGGGGCGGCGGTGACTTCACCGCCTGTCCTATCGCTTATGTGTACGGTGATGCTGTGTTCATCCCTGACCTTGTGTTCAACAATGGCGATAAGACCGTGACCAGACCGGAAGTCGTGGGCAAAATCATCCAACACAAAATCAACGTAGTGCGTGGTGAAGCCAACAACGGCGGCGACGAATACTGTGACGTGGTGGACAGCCAGCTTCGGCAGCATGGCTATCACTGCTCTGTTCGTAGCCAGCGTGCGCCGAGTGGCCAAAGCAAGCTGTCAAGAATCATCCAGTATGCGCCGGACATTAAGCGGTTCTATTTCCTTGACGAAAAACACCAGTCGAAAGAGTACAAGTCGTTTATGGAACAGGTGACGATGTTCACGCAGCTTGGCAAAGTTCCGCACGATGATGCACCGGACAGTTTGGCGCAACTTGCCGATGAATTGTATAACGGAATCAGTAAAATTGAGCCTGTCAAGAGGCCTTTTTGATTAAAAACACAATATATTGTGTTCGCTGGGTCTATTTATTTGATTTCACCACTTGACAAGGCTTATAATGTACGCAGGAAGTTTTGCAGCTTCCCTTAAAGGAATAGCTTGCACGCGGGGTTTTGTCATTTTGCTCGCGTGCGTGTCAACAAGCATATTCCTCCTTTCACCGGTGGAGGTTTATCACTCTTTCCCTT